GCCTCTTGGCTCTTGAAACCGGAGGCAATCTCGCTACGCTGGCCGGTACGGTCGGGGGCACGGAACTGCAAGTAGATATCGTGGCCGTGACGCCGGACCTGATGCTCGGGACTGATTTCAGCAGTGTACTAGGCACGTCCTCCCTAGTGCTGGCTACGCAGGCGGACGACGTGGCGAATACGTCCGACGGTTTGCAGACGACTAGTTTCGGCTACATGTTTGACGGGACCACGTGGGACCGGGTACGAGGCACTAGCGTCGACGGATTGCTAGTCAACCTCGGCGCGAATAACGACGTTACCGTGACGGGCTCCGTGACGGCCAATGCGGGGACAAACCTCAACACTAGTCTCCTTGCGCTTGAGGGCGGCGGTAACTTGGCTACGGTCGCGGGCGCGGTGGCGGGAACGGAAATGCAAGTCGACGTCGTGGCGGCGCTTCCGGCTGGCACCAACAACATCGGGGACGTCGACGTGCTGTCGGTTATTCCTGGTACGGGCGCGACGAATCTCGGCAAGGCAGAGGACGGCCCGCACACTTCCGGCGACGTGGGCGTGATGTCGCTTGCGGTGCGGAATGATGCTGGCACTACTCTGGCAGGCCTCGACGGGGATTATGCGCCATTGAGCGTCAATAGCGCGGGCGCGCTCTACGTTACGGGCGGCGGGGGCGGAACAGAGTATGTGGAAGACGACGCGGCACCCGCAAACCCGACCGCGGCGGCGCTGTCGCTCGTGCGGCAAGACACTCCGGCCGGCCTCACGACTCTCGACGGCGACATCGTGACTGCTCGGGGCACCAATTTTGGCGCAATGTTCTGTCAGGTCATCGACTCGGCTGGCAACTTCATCGATACGTTTGGTGGCAGCGGCGGCACGGCGCAGGCTGATGAATCGTCGTTTACCGAAGGCACGACTTCCATGACTCCCGTCGGCGGAGTCTTTAACGAAACGATTGTCAGTAACCCAACCGAAGATCAAGCAGCCGCCGTGCGTATCACGGAGTTTCGGGCATTTCACGTCAACTGCCGCGACTTGTTAGGCAACCAAGCAATTGTACCGGGAACTAACAGCAATCACCTAGGGAAGCTGGAAGACGGAGTATCGACCAGCGGCGCGACGGGAGTCTTAGCTCTAGTGGTACGGAACGACACACCGGGTACGCTGGTCAGCACGGACGGCGACTATGCTGCGGTGCAACAGAACGCAACGGGCGCGCTTTACGTCGACGGGAGTAACTCGACTCAGCCTGTGAGCGGAACCGTGACGGCCAACGCCGGAACGGATCTCAACACTAGTCTGCTGGCGCTCGAAGGTGGCGGCAATCTCGCGACGATTGCGGGCGCGGTAGCGGGTACGGAAATGCAAGTAGACGTAATTGCGTCATTGCCGGCCGGGACGAACAATATCGGCGACGTTGACGTGTTGTCGGTCGTGCCCGGGACTGCTGCAACCAATCTCGGTAAGGCTATTGATTCGGCCGCGGGCGCAACCGATACGGGAGTTGCGTTGCTGGCAATCCGTGACGACGCGTTGACGACCCTGACGCCAATTGACGGAGACTATGTGCCGATACGCGTCAACTCGACTGGAGAGTTGCACGTGACAGGTGGCGGCGGCGGGACGGAATACAACGAAGACGACGCGACACCAGCCACAATCGTAGGCGCCGCGACGTTGATGGAACGTGACGACGTACTCGCGGCCGTGACACCGATAGAAGGCGACTGGATCGCGTTTCGTGGTACGGCTGAGGGGGCGTTGTGGACGCAGGATTTCAACAGCGACGCGATTCTGGCCGACACCAGCACAATTGCCGGAGCGGTGAGCGGGACAGAGATGCAAGTTGACGTCGTGGCAGCCTTACCGGCGGGGACAAACAATATCGGCGACGTCGACGTTCTGACTTTCCCGGCAACGGTTCATTCCGAGGATTTCGACACCGGAGCCGGGACCGACACCACGTTGGCGTTCGGGATTGCGGTCCCGGCGTCGGGCGGGGCGGTCGTGGTGCCGGGGAGCGCGGCGGGCGGTCTGAAAGTCGATCTCGGCGCTGACAACGACGTGACGATTACGGGTACGGTGACCATTACGGACGATGGCGCGTTTAATCTAGCGGCCAACGATGGCGTGGACATTGGCGACGTCACCCTCAACAACGGATTTGCGGGCGTGACTGGTGGCGGGGTGGAGGCGACGGCACTGCGGGTAACGCTGGCGAGCGATTCCACCGGGCTGGTAAGCGTTGATGATAACGGTGGATCGTTGACGGTCGATCAGGCGACGGCTAGCCTCTTTAATGCGCAGGTTGTTGGCGACGTTGCGCACGACGCTGCCGATGCGGGCAATCCGGTTAAGATCGGAGGACGTGCGACAAATGCGGAAATCACCGCACTGGCGAATAACGATCGGTCGGACCTGCTGACTGACCTCGTGGGCAAATTGATTGTACGACCGCACGCGCCGCCTGAGTTGACCCTGAACGGGGTGGCGAGCGCAACCGGCACGGCCGATACGTCGGTGATTGCCGCGCAGGGGGCGGGGATACGAATCTACGTCACGTCGATTAGCATCGCGAATAGCAGCGCGACGACGGGTACGATCGTGGAGATTAAGGACGGCACGACGGTGATTTGGCGTACGATTGCGCGCGCCGAAGGTGGTTCCAACATCACGTTCGATCCGCCGTTGCGATTGACGGCTAACACGATTCTCAACATGGCTGCGCTGACGGCGGCCACGACTGTTTATTTTTCAGCACACGGTTATTCGGGAGCATAACATGGCCGCCTTGACCGCAGCACAATTGGCCGAATTGCGTCGAAACATTCAGGCGGAATGGACTACTCCCATTGACTTTGGCAAGCCTACAGCCAATGCGGCTCTTCAGGCAATTGAGGACTGGTACGAAGGACAACGTACGGTGGTGAATGGACTGGTTAATACCGCCACGGCCCCGAAAGTCTTCACCGGGGCCGAGAAGAAACTAATAGCCAAACATTTTTTAGCTTGGAAGTTCAAGCAAGGCGGATAGCTTATGGCTACTTTTAGATTGCCGATTCTGGGTTGGGCCACCGCGCCCGACACTAGCGGCAACGTGTTTTTCGAGCCGTTTAGCATCAAGGCCACAAACGACTTGTGGGGTTCTCAACTGGTCTGCGTGTTCAACGATACGGCAACACGGATCGGCCTGGAGGGGCGGTTTGCCGTACCGAAGAACTACGTTGGCAGCCCGGCGGTTGTCGTGGTGTGGAGCTCTACGGGCACGGGCGCATTCGACGTCGAGTGGGACTTCGACTACCAGGCCGTCGGGGGCGACGACGCGGAAAGTCTGGACCAGACCCCCGCTCAAGAGACAGTCAACGTAAACGACACCGCCCCCAGCGCAATTTGGGAACGGATGGAGGCGAGTCTTAGCCTGACGGCGGGCAATTTCGCGGTTGACGATACGGTGTTGTTTGAGTTATTCCGGGACGGGACCGATGCAGGCGACACGATCGCGGCTGCGGTGGTGCTGTTCGAGCTGTTTTTCCAATACGCGGACGCTTGAGTCATGCCTCTGAATTACGCTGACGGTGTTGCGGCCCGGGTCGATCTAGGAAGCGGTTCGGATATCGACAGCCCGAATCTGCCGGTCCTGACGTGCATGATTTGGTTTTACCCGACGGTTGTCGCCACGTCGCCGACTCAAGTGCTGTGGGGCAAGAACACGACAAGCTTTGTGGACGGATTTCATTGTACGATCAATCAAGGGTCGATAAGCGGAAACATACAGATCCAGCGAAAGGGAGCTTCCGATACCAGGTTCCAAGCCGTGACCGGAACAGTGATTCAAGACCAGTGGAATTTCGTCGCTGGCGTGTATCACGCTATCGATACAAATCCGGGCGGCGCAATCTACAAGGGCAGCCTCACGGCCGCCGCGACGGAGCCAAGTTACGCTGTTCAAAACAGCGCGGTTACGAGTTTCAATAACGATTCAGCCGTCCCGCTCTATATTGGAAATACCAACGGGAACACGGCGCTCGAATTCCGCGGCGACATTGCGGCGTTCGCGATTATCGACCGGGATTTGACACTTGCGGAAGTGGTGGACTGGCAGTTTCGGCCTCGCGTTATCCCCGGCACGCTGGGGTACTACCGGCTCGGGGCCAACGGGACAGGCACGCAGCCCGATTGGAGCGGGAACGGGCGGGGCGGAACCGTGACAGGTGCGACGCTTAGCTCACGTGGAGGCCCGCTGGGACCGTGGTTCGGATATGACGTTGGATTGCAAACCGGGGCCGCCGCTGCGCCGCCCGCGACGCCGTTCGACATGCTGCCGATGATGGGGGTTGGATAAGAATAAATCTTATCACCTATGGAGGATAGGTGCAATATGTTTCATCCGATGTTTTGGTATTACTACCTGTTCGGCGAAAGTGCTTTAGACGTAAAGGTGATAGAAATCGACAGCTGTATTTTCTTAGTAGCTTCTCGGAACGCTTGTACTCAGCGGGTAGTAGAAATAGATAGCTGTATTTAGCACCTGGATTTGAGAATCCATAATGCCCTCAATAGAAACAGACTGCCGATTTCAGAAAGCCCTTTTATGGGAGTCGGCGGAAACGTACGATCGCAAGGGCAACGCCAAGGTGAGTGCAGCCGTGGAACTGGACGTACGATGGGAAAACAAGAGACAAGACATATTGGACCCCGAAGGCAACACAATCTCCACGGACGCTACGGTGGTCGTAGACCGTGTGATAGCCGTTGGAAGCGTGATGTGGCAAGGCGGTGCGGCCGACGTGCCTGGAACCAGTGGAATTCCTCCGGGAGACTTTTTGTACGTCGCCGTATTTACCGACATTCCGGATGTCAAAGGAATCGAGCATAGAAGGCGAGTCTTCCTAGTGCGCTCCACGGATACGCTGCCTGAAATCGAATAACATGGAAACGTATAGAGGTTAGATCCAGGGTTTTCGGAGCAAGATGGAAGGGAGAGACGTTATCATCACAAACACAAGCAATAATGGTCTTCAAGTCATCAGCAAGTGGGTTCTCGGGGTCGCTGGAGTGCTGTTGACTACGTATATGATCGCGGCGGTCACCATTTGGGTTTCTATGGCTCGGGACATGGCGAGCATAAAAAGTGAATTGAATCAGCTTTCGAGTTATATTCCCTTGATAAGAGAAAGTGATAGAGGGCTGATACGGAGTCAGGGAAGCATCGAAGCGATACAGGCTGCCTTAGTAAGGATCGATACTAGACTGGCGGAGATTGAAAGGAAACTGGAAAAACCATGAGCATTGAAGTAGCAGGCGTACAAAGACTCACCGGGCAGCTTCAAAAGCTGAAGAAACGCTACGGCACGAAATCTCGATACAAGGTAACCGTGGGCTACAGCGCCCCCCACGCCGTGTTCGTACATGAAAACTTGGAGATGAAGCTGGCGGGGATTCCACGACCGAGCGGTAGAGGAGTATACTGGGGTCGTCCACGCGCGCCGGGACGCAGCAAGTTTTTAGAAAGTGCGAATCGTGATCGTAGGGTACGAGCGGAAATACGAGAGAGGATTGCGAGTGTCACTAGGAATACAAGGAGCCTAGTACGCGGATTGAGGGCGGGTGGAATCATACTTCGTGACGCAAGTAATAAACGAGTGCCGGTCGAGTTTGGTGACCTCAAGAGCAGCGCGTTTATAAAGGTGGAGTAATGCCTGGAACTCTGACTCACGCGCCGGAATACATCCTCAGCCGCCTGCTGACATCCCTCGGTTTGGCGCAGGATCCAGACGTGGGCATTACAGCTTGGCCGGTGTACTACAGTCAAGAACCAGATCTGCCGGACCGTACAATTACCATCTACGGTACGGACGGAATTGACGACGGCCGGACTATGGTGGACGGGGAGAGGCAAGGCAGGCATGGGATCCAGCTACGAGTACGAAGTGAGGACTATGACGTGGGGTTCGGCAAAGTGATGGAGCTGGCGATAGCCCTAGACGAGACCGTATACGGCAATACGGTAGCTGTCGGCGCTGTCACGTATCGCGTACACTCATTTGGTAGAACCAGCGGTCCTATCAGCTTAGGCAAAGATTCCCCAGAAACGAAACGTGAATTGTTTACACTGAACGGGACGTTGCTCGTTCGCGAAGTGTAAGAGTATAGAAAAGTGATCTTTAACGAGGAGAAAGAATTATGGGCAGCCCTCCAGCACCAGCCACAATTTCTTCAAGACTTCCTTTAGGCATCAAGTATGACGACGGGTTTCGTACCCTCATCATCTTCAACGCCAACCCTACCGTCAGCCTTTGGGAAAAGGTGGTGAAGCCTCCGGGTCTGGAAGGAGGTGATCCGATCGAGACGACCACGATGCACAATATCGCACTGCGTACGTTCGCGCCTCGGCAACTGAAGACAATGACCAACAGCACGATGACCTGCGCCTATGAGGAGCGAGTGTTTACGCAGTTGTTGGCGCTCATCGACGTGGAGACCACGGTAACTATTGTGTTCCCAGACGACGCCACCATTGCTTTCTATGGCTTCCTTCAAACCTTTGACCCTCAAGACAACGAGGAAGGAACCCAGCCCGTGGCAAGCTGTGTGATCGTACCAACGAATCAGGATCCGGTGGATGGGACCGAACAGAACTTTGTATTGACGGCTAATGTTGGTTCGTAAATACCCTAAACTGCCTAGCCTGCTGTAATAGCCCGGCCAACCGCTTGCGCCTGTGGTTGGCGGGCTAAGGTTTAACCCCTTATTTCAGGAGCCCTCAGCCGATGCTCAGCCGCGTTTTGCCTAGTTTACCAGCAACCATGCCAAAACCGTGCCAACGCTGTGAGCGGGCCGCTGAGGGGCCTTAAATTAAATACCCCCTATTTGTGTAGTTATTACCCAATCGCTTAAGGAGCCCATTTATGAACGAGACCAACGGAGCCGTAACCGACGCCATGGTGTTCGAGAGCCTGGAGCTGATCCAGGTGGCGGTGAACATCGGGGAAGAAAAGTACGTATTGCAAGAGGCGAGTGAAGAAGTCGCCACGGCTTACCAAATTGCCATGATGCGTGGAATGCAAGTGGTGGACGGCAAGGTGCGTGGAACCTTGGCTGGTCTAGCCGACGCTCAAAGCCTGCTGCTGAGCCGTTGCATTCTTCAATATGGAGTGGACGGGATGCTGTATGCCGTTGAGCGGAATCTGATACGGAGATGGCCGAGCCGTATTGTGAAGAGACTGTTCGAGAGGCTTACTAAGATCAGTGAAATTGATCAAGAAGGGGATACGGTGAAGCTGGTGCTGCAAAGAGTGCTGGAAGCCATGGAAGAAGACGACACGGAAGGAAAGGAAGTGGTGCAGACCGCGTTCAATCGTTTCACGAGCACCTTGGAGAACAAACTAAAAAACGCACCAGTCGGTACACTGGAGGGTTCCGCGTAGCCAAGACCCTCAAGAAGACTCTCGGTGAGCTGTATGGCTGGCCCCATGTCATGACTCACCGGGAGTTTCTTACTTGGGAAGAGTGGCTGCGGCAAGAATGGGATCAGCCCTCGCGGACGGACCATTACTTAATGCGTATTGCCATGGAGGTTGCTTGCGTGCTTGCGAAGAATCCAAAGAAGATCACCATGGATCAGTTCAAGATTCCTTTTGACAAGCCCAGTTCCAAAGGACGTGACATAGCTTCGCTAGAACCGAAGATCAAGATGACAAAAGAACAAGCGGCCTATGTTGCCAAGCGAATGTGGGCAGGTCGCCTCGGCGTTCCTCTTGAAAAGTTAAACATCATTCCAAAGGACGTTACAATGCTGCGCAAGGAATAATCTCATGGCGTTCGGAATCGTACAACTCGAATCCTTGGTGGTCAAACTTCTCGGCGACACCGTGGGACTTACCAAGGCTCTAAGCAACGGGCAAGCGCAGGTAAGCGCCGCTGCGAAAAAGATGGAGGCGGTAGGCGACAGACTTGCCGGTATCAGTACTCGCCTGACCCTAGGAGTAACCGCTCCTCTAACCGCTCTCGGCGTGCTGCTGGCTAAGGCGGCGAGTGATGCGGTAGAGGTTACCAACAAGTTCGACGTTAGCTTTCAGGGAATAACTGATAGAGCGAGAGATTTAGCGACGGAGCTTGATGAATCTTACGGACTAAGCAGGGTAAGTGCTGAGAAACTTCTAGGAACTACGGGTGACCTTTTGATAGGTTTCGGATTTACTCGTGAAGCCGCCTTGGACCTAAGTTTCGACGTTCAAAAACTTGCGGTGGACTTGGCCAGCTATACGAATATCGAGGGTGGGGCGGTGGCAGCAAGCCAAAAGCTGACGCGAGGTTTGTTGGGTGAACGTGAGGCGCTAAAAAGTCTGGACATCGCCATTCTAGAATCTCAAGTAAAGCAACGAGTGGCGACTAATGCGGCGAATGGACTGACTTTTGCCAGCGACCGGCAAGCGAGAGTGATGGCTACGCTGCAACTCTCCACGGAGCAAAGTCGCAATGCGATAGGAGACTGGGAACGTACGAGCCATACCACGGCGAATCAGGCGAGGGAACTGGGGCAAGACCTTGAAGATTTAAGGGTGGAGTTCGGACGGGAGCTGCTGCCCATTATGGCTAAAGTGCTAAAGAGGGGGAGAGAGTTAACAGCATCATTTAGAGGGCTAAGTACCGGCGCGAAACAGACAATTTTCGCCATCGGGGGGGTTGCAGCCTCACTAGGATTGATCGCCGCGGCTACAACGACGGTTATAAGAGCAACTCAAGGCGTTAGGGCTTTCGCTCTTGGGATCGTTTTCCTTGTGAACAAGGTTCTGGCCGCGGATGTTGCGCTCACGACTTTCAATGGTCTTTTGACGGCGACCGGGGTTACCAGTAAAGCAGCCCTTGCCGGAATCTTAGCGATGCGCGCAGGCATTCTAGGTCTCGTTGCCGCTCTTTCAGCCTTTATAGGAAACCGGCTGGGAACGATTTTCACGGAATTCTTCGACCCTCAAATTAAGAGAGCTCGGGAACAGACGAGAAAACTGCTAGGGGAAGCTGCGGCGCTGCAAGCTCGGGTATTTCAGCGCGACGTGTCCGAACGCGGTCTGCCGTTTGCTCAGGCCCGACTTGCTGGACAGTTTAGGAGCACGGCGGAAGGCCTGAGGATGATGAAGGCCGGGCTGATCGAAGGGGCGGGAGCCGCGAAAGAGATGTCCAAGGAGCTGGAGGCTATCCTCAAAACGACGGATAAATTTATACGCGACGTTGTATTCTTTGACCTGACTCCAAGACAAAGACAAATTGCTGAACTCGAAGTGGCGGCTCTCTCGCTTCAAGAAGCCGAGCAGCGAAGAGCGTTTCAGGAGATTCGAATCCTCAAAGCGATGGATGCCGAGCTTACAAAGCTGGAGAGAAACAAGAAACTACGGGAGGAGATTCTACGAGCGCAGAAAATGGCGACGGAGGAGCAGGAGCGATTGAGAGAGGAGATGTTTGAGGAAGGAAAAGCCTTGGAAGAAAGCGTGTTTACTCCGGTACAAAAATTCCAAGCGGAGGTCGCGAGGTTCTTGGAACTGTTTAAGGCCGGTGATCTTAGTAAGCAGGCGTTCGATAAACTGCTAGTCCGGTCACAGCGTGCTGCTTTCAGTGCTTTGCAAGGCAACGTCGTCACTACTCGGGCGGCCGCGGGTCGCGGTACGCTGGAAGCGCAGCAACGGCTGGAAGAGTTCAGGGCGCGTACGAGCGTAGATCCGGCGCGAACGAAGGAAGGCAAAGACATTGAGGCAATCTCCAAGGAAACAAAATTGATACGGGGGCTTGTTGAAAGGTTTCGGGACAGGCCCGGACAGCCCCCTGTTATCGACATACCGATAGACCTTGAACTGGCTAACTTTAACGGATAAACTGATGGCAGGCACGCTAATCGGCAGAATATTTTGGTCCTTGTCCCGTAATGACGAGGGACACCGAACGTATACGGTGCGGCATCGGGTGCGTACGTTGCAGACTGACGGTCCTCGTGTAGCGTTTTCTACTCTTGGTCTGCCCAACATTGGCGACACTTGGAGCTTCGGCAACGATTCGGATCCGTGGGCGTTCTGCCGTCCGGAGATGCGCGTGACGGTGGAGCAGAACACGGATATTAACCCTTCGAGCGGGGACGGAGGAGGTCCCTATACGTACTGGATTGTGGAACAGATGTTTAGTAGTCGGGCTATAGGAGGCGGGGGTGGAGGACCTGCGAGCTGTGCCGATACAACACTCGACAATCCTCTGCTCCAGCCTGCTAGAATTCGCTGGGGCGGGCGCAACGAACGTAAGCTGCAAGAACGGGACAAGGATGGGAACGCGATTGTCAACAGCGCCTTTGAACAGGTAAAAGGCCCTGAGGTGGAATTTGACGTGAATCGCCCGCAAATCTCCATAGAGCAGAACCGGGCTGTTTTGGACAACGCCCTCCTGTTTGTAAACTTCGTAAACGATGCGACGCTGTGGGACTACGCCAGCCGCCGTGTGAAACTAGACAACGTAAGCTACGAACGTAGAGTGTTTGGAACGTGTACCTTCTACTTTGTGCGCACTTTGGAATTCAGTGTTGGAGTGTTCGATACATTCCCGATTGACGAGGGTACGAAAGTTCTCAACGGCAAATGGCCGGAAGCCGGCGGTGATTGGGAGCTTGTAGACATTGGCGGCAGTCCCCCAGACCCTACGAAACCCAACCACTTCATCCGGGCAAAGGACCTGAACGATGAAAACTTTCATACCCTTCTAGGAGGAGCCGCCGATCCCGGGGTGCCGCTGCCTGAAGCCGCCGGTGGAGTTGCTCGGGTAATTCCTCTCGCCGATCCCGACGGAGTAAAATACTATCCGGAGTTCAATTTTGTCAGCCTTGGAATTCCCACGGACTTGGCAGCCCCGACCTAAACGATCAAGTAAGGACGTAACAATGCTTCGCAAGGAATAACGCATGGCCAACGAAATTAGAATTACTTCCGGTCTTTCCATCAACACTCCAGCCTCCGGGCCTGTACTAATAGAGAACTTTTCCGACTCATTTCAGGCGGACATGGCAGGCCGCAAGGGGCCTAGTCCAGGGGCCATTAGCGTCAGTACGGCGGGGACCGACGTTGACTTTAGCGAGCTGACTACTCCAGCGATATGCCGGATCAAAAATTTGGACGGCACCAACTTTGTGGAGTATGGAATTTGGGACCCGGACAATAGCAAGTTCTTTCCACTCGGTGAAATTCTCCCGGGCGAAGCGTACGTACTGCGCCTAAGCAGGAACTTGATGGAAGAGTTTGGGACGGGGACAGGAACCACGGGACCGGGAATAAACACATTACGGTTCAAAGCGGATACGGCTCCCGTGGTTGTCGTCGTAGACGCCTACGAACTTTAGAGAGGATATCCATGTCCATTGATAATTTCATAGAACAGGAAAGGGACGTGACAATGCTAGATTCTCTAGAAGCTTCGCAGCTTTGCAAGGAGGGTGAGGCGGCTACAACGGCTCCCTACACGAAGGCGAAACCGTTCGACCGTTTAACAGTGGTGGAAACCGTCTACTATCAAGCGTATGAAGAGTCGCCGGTTTCTATCGAGTCGAAGTACGAACGGATTTTGCAAACGGTTCAGGAGCAGGTGTATATTCGTAGGTTGACGGCTACCCAAGAATGGGAGCTCCTGGAGTATGGATGGGTGGAAGATCCCGGCCTAGTTCATATCCAAAACTTAGAGGGGAAAGGGCCGAGCGATCTGCCCGAACAGGAACGGGCGGCCTTGTCTGACACTCTGCTTCTCCTCGTATCTCATAACAAAACCCTTATCAGTTCCTGGGTGATACTGGCCGGTGAATCCATGCGTGGACTGCCTCAAGGGGAATTGTTTGTCCGTTCTTTGAATAAGCCCGTACGTTTTACTCTAAGGGCAATTCCCAAATAAAGTTAACGCAGGCAATGGCCACGGCAATACTACTAAGCGAGAACGATAAGAAGTTATTGCAAAAACTCCTAGACGAGTTTCGTACAAGCCGTCTCGACCAGCTTTTTAACCCGTCGACCGTCGTAAGTCCTTCGGAGTCGGGGTTTTCGCAGCAAGCGAGTGACGTTTACGTAGTGCTGCCTCAAACGGCGGGCGGAATTCCCGGGTTGACAATGGGCAGTCCTGACGTCGCGGGCAGCGCGGTATGCGACGTCTATCGTATCAACGAATCCGACGAACTGGTGCTTTCCACGGGGGGACTCACCAAAAGGGTTTACAACCTTTCCACGACGGACATCCCTCAGGACTACACCTTGGCTAAGAAGCTGAAGGGGGGCCGGTGGGTGGCGGAATCCCTAGGCTCTTCCGAAAAGGTGAAGTGGGGGATGGCGACTGAAAACTGGACCAATTCTTCCCCCTGTCCTGGGGTGACAGTCACTCCAGTGGATGACTGTAGTGGAACAAATCCTACTCCTGGAACAAGTGACGACGTTGTCGTTTTATTGCCGCGTCGCGCCGAAGGGGATCCTAATGTAGTAGTCAACGACGTGATAGCCTACACTACAACAACCGACGGGACCAGCGTCTGCGTCAGCGACTACCTAGACGCCAAGATTGGTTCCGTGATGCTGTGGGCCTTGGCTCAGGGGAGCATTCCTCCGGGATGGGCGGTGATGGACGGTACGGATAACGCCACCCCGCAAGGAAGCGGTTTGGACCTTAGTGACAAATTTATTCGCGCTGGAAGTGCAACAGGGGCGGAAGGCGGAACGGAAACGCACTTTCACGAGTTCGTGGTACAGATTCCGCCGCATACGATCAGTGCAAGCCAGTTGGCGCACACCCACCCGATTAGTATTAACATAGACGACCATACGGTGGCTGACCTAGAACATACGCATCAAATCATTGAAGGCACAGCCAACCTCAATGAGGAGATTACAAGTCCCGACTTTGGCTTTCCTGAACCGTGCGTTGGTCTGCCTCTGGACCCGGAAGGGTTGGCAGGATCATCCCTACAAGCGGATTGCGATATTCTAGGATCTTGGGGACCGCTCTCCCACGTTGTAGACGCCAGCGTACTTTCCGGAGGTCCTAGCGCTGTCACATTGGTTCATACGGGAGGAATAGGAGAGACATCTGCGGAAGAACATTTCCCCCCTTATATCACGATGATCTTTATCGAGCGGATTGACAACAGTGAACCTTAAGATTGTAGGAGAAATCGAAGATTTGACAAACAGACCGGACATGACTCTAGCATGGAACTGGTATAGTCCTCTTATGCTCACCGTTTTGTATTACGTTCGTCATGACCGACCTATAGAAGCCGGAGAACTTTCGAAGTCCCCGCTGGCGAACTGGAAAAACCGGGCTTGTTACCGTAGAAGGGAAGCGGACAAGCTGTGGCAATTATTTCGGTCTATCAGGGCTCGCGGATATCATCCAAGGAAAGGCGACGAGATCAAAGTGGCTTATGCAGCAAATAATCTGTGGTTTGTCAACGGCGCTCATCGTGCGGCGGTTCTAAAGGCGATGGCGAGCAAAGTTCCAGCACTGCTTTTGGAGAACGAGAAGTGACAATTACTTACAAACAGCTAGGGCAGACCAGACCGGCGGGGACGACTGCTGTTACTCACTACACTTGTCCCGCACTGACTCAAACCATTGTCACGAATCTGATCGTGGCCAATACCAGCGGAAGTCCAGCCACGTTTCGTATATTCCACGACGCAGCCGCAACTACGTTTGACGAAAGCACGGCGCTCTATTGGGACATTGCCATCGCTGCTGACGAGTCACTCACGTACGTTTTTCTCGCTAAAATGAATGCGGCGGGAAGTCTCGGAGTGCGATCTAGTGTAGGCAACGCTTTAACCTTTACCAGCTTTGGAAATGAGATCACATGATCACTTGGGCCTACGGAGTGACAACCGTACCGAGTCGGGCATCCACGCTGTTCCCTCGTACGTTGGAGTCTCTAAAGAAATCTGGATTTGACAAACCTCACTTGTTCGTGGATGGAGCCAGTTATAGCCAAGAGATGGAACGCTATCTTACGAGGTTCGCCCTGCCCATAACCATTCGGTCTTCTCCCGTACGGTGTTTCGGCAACTGGCTGGTTGCTCTGATAGAACTCCTGATACGGTTTCCAAACTCTGATCGGTTTGCCATTTTCCAGGACGACTTTGTTACTTATCCAGGACTGCGAAAGTATTTGGACTGGTGTGGATATCCAGACAAGGGGTATCTGAATCTGTTTACGATGCCGAGTAACAAGGAACACGTGAAAAGAGGCGAGGGCTGGCACGCGAGCAACCAGCTTGGCCGGGGAGGAGTGGCAACGGTATTCAACCGTGCGGCGGTCACAATTCTAATGCAGCACAAAATAGTAATGGACAACCTGCTGGACGAAGCCAACGGCTGGAAACGACAGGACGGAACCGTGGTCAACGCACTAAGAAGAGAGGGCTGGACGGAGTACGTGCATCAGCCTAGTCTTGTAGAACACACGGGGTATCCATCCTCGTTTAACAACAAGAAGCAGCCTCAAAGCATTTCTTTTCGTGGAGAAGAATATGACGTCACCGCGCTCATCGATAACGTCAAGCGATGGGGACCACAAGGTAACTATTCAATTTAAGGGACTGGGAGACAGGGTGGAACAAGCACTGACCTTGATGGGCGTCACCGAGGAAAGGGTGGCTCGTTGGGTGGGCGGTCCCTGTGGCTGCGACGAACGTAAGGAAAAGCTAAACCGCCTTGGAAGCTGGGCGAGTAGAATACTGGCAGGAAAAACAAAAAACGCGGTTCTATATCTTAACCAACTTTTAGGAGAAGATCGATGATTACCCCTCCCACGCTGCCGAATCTGCCGGAAGACTGGAATGGCGCACCTTTGGGTCTTCTTGACCTGGAAGACATCCCGGTTGACAATACAGTCAATATTCCAGATGGGGATTCCAATGCGTTCTGGCAAGCCGTAGAAAGCTCTCCCGGAGGAACGGCGGTTGTATTGCCGCCCGGCGATTACCCATTTTCCACTTGCCGTTGGACTACGAAAAAGGCTCGGCAAGGATGGGTGGTGGTTCGGCCCACGGATTCCGCTTTGCAGGCAATTAAGAATGTGATTGGCAGCCAGGGAAGAATCAGAGAATCTTTGGCCCCTATGATGCCTCGTATTCACGCTTTTCCCGGAGCGCAAGAAGGATATTTAATTGGGCATCCGAACGCAGACGACCCGACGATCGTACATCAAAGAAGTGAGGATAGAAATTTGTTCCTCAGCCACATTAATCTAAACCTGGACATGCAAGGACAGGTGGGCCGGAACATAGGATTCGCGATGAATGGAGACGGCATCTACTGCGACCGAGTTTTATTTGGCCGCTTTCAAGCCACGACTGATATGAGAGCGCCTTTAGTGGTCACTCAAGGATACGATCAGGTTTACTACGGCTGCACGATGACAGATGCGGCACAGCCTTTAGGGAGCGAACAGCAGGCAGTTCTTTGCCAGCCCCGAACAACTCGCATTTTAATAGACAACTCACACATTGACTTTTCCGGGGAGTCCTTGTTCATCAACGGTCACGACCGCATCAGTGGAAAAACTTCCCAGGACATTACGATCCGCAGGTCACTGATAGGAGACTGGGTCGGGAAGTATATCGGTCATCCCAGGTGGAACTATTCCAAGGCGCTTGTGGAATGGAAGACGGGAGATCGGGTGCTGTTTGAAATGAACGTGATCGGCAAGCAGCGCAGCAATCCAGGCGACGGAGGGCAGACCGCTCGGTTTACCGTGTATCGTGCATTCAACAATGCGGGCAAGGACGCCGTGGGACGTGACTGGACCATCCGTAGGAATATGTTTCACACCTCTCCCAACGAATTCCAGCTCATGCTTCTTATCGCGTTCTTATCCAACGGAAAAAAGCCGGACGGGCTGCACCGCATCAGCATCACGGATAATGCTTTCTTCGATATTGCGCCCGGGCACACAAAGAGATCCCCCCTAGAGGTGTTCTTTGCGCAGTGGCTAAAGCATGATCCGGACAACGATACGGGGGATGTAGAGATTGCTAGGAATGTTTGGCACTACCCGTCGGCGAAGCCTTTTGGTGCGATGCACGCTATTGGAGATGGAGGAGGGCTGTTGGCTGCGAATCCCCTCCCAGGCCCGCTGGAAGTGTACGACAACATTATGGACGCTGGAGGCGGCAATTGCCTGCGAAGCTCTGACATGGCGACATCCAAACTAGGAGACGCCTTGCTAGATACCATACTGGAAGATCATGACTGGCACCACAACGCCCACGTTCGGGCAAGTGACAACAACTCATTCACTAGTTCAAAGACCGTAGTTTCCATGCCCGTGGACGTGAAATTTGTGGACCCTGACAGGTTTGACTTCACCCTCCAATCCGGCTCCCCTCTAATTGGTAAAGGGTCCGATGGAGGAGAGCCTGGAATTCAGCATCCCGCAACATTCAAAACGGACGTGGACCATGCTATCGCCGGTACAGTGGACGACACCCCTATTCTTCCTCCTCCTCCGCCTCCGAGTGATTTAGAAGACAGAGTAAAAGCATTGGAGGCTGTAGTTCTTAAAATAGGGATGGACTGGATAGATTTGAAGGATACTACAGCCGCTTTGGCCCGTAAGATTATTAAAATTGAAGACTGGATCGAGGGTTTTAGGAAAGAGTAGAATTGTCCTTTTTGTGGCGACGAGGTTTACGGCATAGCAAGCCGGTTATAATTTACAGCATAGCGGCTTTGACGTCCGAAGCCGAATTGTTTTTTCTTTAAGTAAGGGAGCAAAGTGATGCGAATTTTAGTTTTTGTCGGCGTTGTGGCTGGTTGTCTTTACGCAGTTGGATCTAGTACGGCGCAGGAGATTCGTCCCGCTCAGCATCCGGTGAGTTTACAAGCGGACGTGGGAGGAGTTCCGCAGCCGGTGATGGACCCCATGGATCCGGCGCAGTCGGGTAAGGACTCTCCGGTACAAAATGCCAAGCCTTCCCCCGCGCAAAATACTAAGGGCGCTGGAATTGGCTGCGCCGGGAGTGGACGCTTACTAGGCCATGGACGACTTCGGCTGCGTAATTGGCGACCGTTTCGTATCCTCCGTGAGGCGCGTGCCGCTCGTCTAGGGGCTTGTTAAGGCTTTGCGCCTTGCAGGAAAGTGGTGAGGGGAGTTCTTCTAGTCTTTGCCCCTTGCCACTTTTCCTGTTTCTGTAACTATCACAATGAATGGAAAATCCAAGATGGACGGTCGTGAATTTCTTACCGCTCGCAAGTGGCTGAAGGATTATGGATATCTTCCTAACGTCTCCTACGCAAGCCTTGATGCGTTAGACCGTAAAAGCGTGGAGCTGCGTCAAGGAGCGGAGATGGCGCAGAAGTTCTATGGGACAAAATTCATTGGGGAGCCTGACGCAGTAATTGGTCCTAGAACCTTGTCAGTGATGGCTGAACCGAGATGCGGATTCCCGGACACGAATTACGATAAGGAGCTATTGCCCAATGCGGCTGGGAGCGGGAGTTGGCCTGCTGCTTGCCACGAGACTGGAATCAGAGTCTCCATTGACACGAGAAATGCTCCTAGTTGGATGGACGTTGACGCGATATTTGAAATTAGTAAGAGAGAGTACGCCAAGGTCGGTTGTCTTTTGGTGCGGGTTCCTTATGGGGAATCGGCGCACATTCGGCAAAGTTTCCGTTCCCTTTCCGGTTCTACGATTGGTCTTGCTGAGTTCAACAATCAAAGCTGTAGCGACAGCGTGTTCAACTATAGGGACCCTAGTTACAATGGAGGAGCTGAGCGCAACGTCAACCTAGATCTTCACGAGCTAGGGCACAACAACAACTTGGAGCATCGTAGTCAAGGGGGGATCATGCATCCCTCCATTACTTCTTCTCCCAACATGTTTGTTGATTTCGGTCCCAACATGAACATCATCTATCAGGACCCGAGCTATCAAGACCTGAAGAAACGATATGGAGGACTGCCTATTCCGACAATTCCAATTCCACCAGTACCACCCGTTCCACCTACACCCATTCCTTTACCACCTGAACCACCGAGGCCTCCTATGCCACCTATTGATTGGAGAGAAATCCTAGCATTTGTTTTGGAAATGATCAGCTTATGCCGAGCACAAGGCATGAAAGAGCAAAGGATTCGTGAGAACATTCGCAATCCTGGACCCGTGCAAAAGTTCCGGCTGGAAAACCGTGTGCGGACCGCCAATTCAATACGGATCCGGGAATGGCGTCGAGTCGCCGACGAAGTGATGGCTCCTTACTACGAATCTGCCAAGGAACTGACAGACGACGATCTGGACCGTATGTTTGCAGCCGCCGCGGAAGATGAATAGCTGAACTGAAGCTGTACTATGGAGTGGATGGCGAGTAAGCCAGTGGGCTATGGAAGGGATTCCCCCCGTACCACCCATGCAGGTGAGACCCCTGCTCCACTTCTAATTGGAAAGATAATATGGTTGATACTGGAGACTCCCCCTGCTGCGCCAATTGTTGTTATGCCTTCAAGGGGGCTGGAATAGGCAACGCGCTGCTGGAATGCCGCTACGAACCACCGAAAGTATTCATGTTTACTATTCCGATGAAGGGGGTGGTTCCAGGACAATCCGCCGTTCAAATGCGGTTCCAGTCCAAGTTCCCCGACGTAGATCCAACGCACGTCTGCGGCAAACACCCGCAGTATCCGAGGACAGCTCCTCCCTTTGCCAAACCTAGTCCGCCTCCACCTCCCCCGAAAAAGTAATTCAATGATCGATCAGGGAGTTCCACAAACGATTGATCAGCTTCTTGATCGGCTGGGCCGGGACAGACGGGTGACTTTGGTTTCCCGCCCTCTCCCCGCTCCTTCTTACACTGGAACGAGTGGAGAGCGAAAGGTGTTTCTAGGCGTAGAATCTATGAGGCGTCACATGACGGATGAAGGATGGCTGCTTACTATCGGCCTTCAATCCGCGGGATACCATCTGTGGGGCCATGGGTTCGACAACAACCTCACTGACGTAGAGCAGATAGTGCAACTAGCCTCGCCTGACGTAGTGGCTGTACAAGACAAGCGGGAGTGGGAGGGGCTGACTGGAGACCGAGACGCGAGGAGAGCGCCTGAACGTTCGAAGGATTGCTTTACACGGATCGACGTCTTGCGATCTAGGAACGATCTATTCAAAGTCACCGTACTGAAAGACTCCCACCAACAGAACCACTATCACCGAGCCTCAGCCGAAGAAATGGGGTGTCATGCGTGGATTGTCTACTATCATCCAAGAATTGTACGCCATCTAGCTCCTTATGTACGACCGACTCACCTGATTCGCACCCACCATTGCGTGGACGGCGAAGCGATACCCGACTACTGCAAGTATGAGCGGAAGAGCTGTCTGCTTAGTGGAGCAATCGGCGCGGTGTATCCCATCCGGCAAGCGTTGCTGAAAAAGCTGGCAACAATTCCGGAACTGGAGTATTGGCCGCATCCCGGTTATCACGCCCACGGGCCCGACACCAGCCGTTATCTACAACTGCTCTCTCAATACCGGGCGGCAATATGCACGTCGAGTATCTATGGCTATGCCATACGAAAGATTTATGAGGCCACGGCTTGCGGCTGCGTGGTAATTACGGACCTGCCAAGAGACGACTGCTTGCCGGTAATTGATGAGAATCTTATTAGAATCTCTCCCGGTACGGACAACTTGTGCGTTACTATTCGCAATCTCATCAAATGGATCGATTGTAACTACTGTCCGGTCAGGCAGCATGCTTTAGCGGAACGATGTAAAGAGTACTACGACTGGCGAGCCGTGGGAAACCGGCTGGCGGCAGACGTCGAAGAGTTAAGAAAGGGATACTCCAGTGACGTGGATCGTTAGTAAACTGACGAATCGTGAGCAACTGCCTTGCCTGATAAAACACAGGCTGGACAAGGGAGTTATTGTGGAGATCGGGACCCATCAAGGTCTCTACAGCCTGCAACTGCTCAAGCAGAGCAGGGGAACAGTGTGCTGTGTCGACCCCTGGGACAATACTTCAGAAGAGTACATTGAACAAGCACGGATGCTGCCTACTCCTTCTGTTGATCGAAGAGACGACCACAAGCTGACCGTAGAGAGACTACAGGTATTTGGCGGTCGTGCGCGCATTCTAAAAATGACTAGCTTGCAAGCCTTGGGCCACTTTAGGGACGAAAGCGTTGACCTCGTATATGTAGACGGCGATCACAGTTACGAATCCGTGTTGTCTGACCTCACCCAATGGTGGCGGAAGATTCGGTCTGGTGGGTATCTGGCGGGACACGACATTGTTTGTCCCGGGGAACAGAAAGGCGGCTGGGGACAGACAATCCAGCCCGCCGTACGGCACTTTGTTACTGCGGCGCGGCCTCAAGAGCTTGACGTCTATCTTATCGTTGATTGTAACTTTCCTTGGTCCTTCTACATTCAGAAGCCTTAAATGAACGAAAACCAAGAACGCAAGGCAGCACTTGAAAGTATGAGATATCCTTCCACACGGCGTCCCGGAGTCTATAGCGGAGGAGTCTTGCAAATTTGGGTAACTCGCGCGTGCGACAAATCTTGCTACGGCTGCACTCAAGGGAGCAATTTACGAGGCAAGCCGGGAATGATTACCATCGAACAGTTTGAACAAGCCTGCATCAGCCTCATGGAGCCTGAGCCCTACTTCGGCACGATAGGAATGTTTGGGGGCAACCCCGCGGTTCATCCACAGTTCGAACTACTATGCGAAATCATGAGGGCTCACATTCCAAAGGAGAAATGCGGTTTGTGGTGCAACACCCTTATGGGCAAGGGAGCGGCGGCTCGTCGTACGTTTAGCCCCGCCCGCAGCAACCTCAACGTTCACTTGGACGAAGCGGCATATCTTGAGTTCAAACGTGACTGGCCGGAGAGTATGCCCTTTGGTCTGAGTGACGACAGCCGACACAGCCCGCCCTACGTGGCCTTGAAAGACGTGGTCTACAACGAGGAAGAAAGGTGGAACCTGATCGCAAATTGTGACGTCAACAAGTATTGGTCGGCCATGATCTGTGTATTCCGCGGTCAGCTCCGTGGATACTTTTGCGAGATCGCCGGCGCACAAGCCATGCTCCATCAGGACGAACCGTTGTATCCAGACACTGGATTGGAGGTTACTCCGGGATGGTGGCAACGGCCGAACGTAGACTTCTACGAACAAGTATCTCACCATTGTCATAGCTGTGGAGTTCCTCTGCGCGGCTATGGTGAGTTGGCACAAGCGATTGACGGCCGCGAACAAGTAAGCATTACCCATAGCGACGTGTACCGGCCTAAAATAAAGGGCAGGCGGGTGGACCTGGTTACAAGTCGCAAGCAGCTAGGCGAGCCTTTACAGAATATGGTGGACTATCTGAGGAATGCAAAGAAATGAGACTGCTAGAAGTGGCTGTGGGAGACCTATGGCCGGGAAGCTACGACATAGACAATCAGCCTCTCTATTGGCCTGAACTGAGCCGGGAGGCGTACGACCGTGCATTCGAGCAACTAGAACAGAATCCGAATATTGAAGACACACATTTGGAACTGTACCCTATTTGGCACGACTACCTGAGAGGCGTCTACGGAAGAGTTCCTACGAAACTAGACACCCCTATCCAGGGAAGACTTCAACGGTGGGAGTTCGCCGTTCAGAGATTTCGGGCGATGCAGCAGAGTTTTGCCGCTTACGGCTATCAGCCTGAGAGGATTGGCCGGGGAGAACAGTACCTCGCGAGAATTAGCAGTGAAGGACGAGTCTGTATTTATCAAGGCAACAAGCGCGTAGCCTTGTTACGAAGGATGAACAAAAACTTCAAGATTCTTATGCAAGTGCTGCCGAGTCTTGGTAACTGGGAGTCTTTCAAACTGGATAAGCTGTACCCTCCGGGAAAGGACGAGATTTATCAGCCGCTTGAGCATCCAGACTTTCAGCACTACAAGCCGGCGCAGCCTTGCACGGAACGATGGAAAATGATGGCCCCTTATGTGGAAAAGAAATCTCCGGGTACTCTTTTGGACCTTGGATGTCATACGGGATGGTTTTGTAGAAGGTTCCAAGAGCTTGGATGGACTACTCTAGGTATTGATTCTTCCAAACATGAGATACGAATGGCGAATATTATGCAGTCTTGGAGTCCTAGATGTCCCAGCGCCCGCTCTCAGTTTCTAGCGCAATCAGTACAGAACACCTTGGATTTCAAGAGAAGTGAGAAATTCGACGCGGTGTTGTGTCTTAGTCTAGTCATGCACTTATTTCCGGAAGAACCCAAGCTGCTCTACTCTTTCCTAGATACAATCAGTAAGAACAGTTCCTTGCTGTTCATGGATTGTGGGTGGGGAACGTATGCTAAGAACCTGCCTTTCACGGAAGAGGAGATGGGAGAGGCGATTGCTCGAAATACCCGATACGAGACGTTCAAGATCTTGGGGCAGTCACAACGCGAGAACCGTCCTTTGTATCTTTTCGAGAGATAAACAAACATCTAGGACGCCACATAACTTCGTTAGGAGACCTGTGATGAGAGTGTTCGTTGTTGGTACGGGCCGTTGCGGCACTTGCACGTTCTTTCAGGCTTGCAAGCATATCAGCAACTTTACCACGGATCATGAGGGGAAAAGTGGTCAGCGGGACATTGGAGAGTGGGAATACCCAGACAATCATATTGAAGTCGCCGCGCATCTAGCGATTGCCATGGGTCACTTGCGGCTCAAGTACCCAGAAGCTCGATGGGTGCATTTGATACGGAACGAGGAGAACTGTGTAAGATCGCTAGTAACCAATTCTCAGGCTCCGTTAGACTACTTCGCATTGCACTGGCTGCAAGCTTTTCAGTTTAATCCTGTCCGCTGCGCTAGAGTCTTTTACCATTTGGTCAACGACAACATCCGCGCCATGCTGCCCCGTGGAAATTATTCCATGACCATCCAGCTTGAAAACATACAGAATGCTTGGCCCGAGTTCTGGTCCTGGATAGAGGCCTCCGGAACGTACTCCAGCAGCTTGGATACATGGACTCGTAAATACAACAGCACGTATCAAAGGGGCAGGGACGAATGGATACCACAAGGATTCCAGTTATAAGCCCTGAACACGAGTCTATCACCAAGTTAAAGAAAGAACTGTCCTATGTATCCCCCTGACCTTGATTTACGAGCGATTCTTGTTTGTGTCGACTACTCGGACATCCTTGCCTTCACCCTGCCCTACAACCGTCATCATTTTAGCGAAGTGCTGGTGGTTACAACTCCTTGGGATTACGAGTCACAGGTCTATGCTCAGTTAAACAACTGTAGTTGGTACGCAACGGAATCTTTCTACGACGATGGGGCATCCTTCAACAAATGGAAGGCGTTGGAAGAAGGACTGGACCATATATGCCGACACGGGTGGATTGTTATCATGGACGCCGACATTCTATGGCCGAAGAAGATACTATGGCAAGACTTTGAATTGGAACAGGGATGTATCTACACCCCGATGCGCAGGGAAAGATGGCAGCTTAGTTTACCCGTTCCCCTGCAAGAAGACGAGTGGCATCGGTATCCACTGCATGGAAATACCACTGAATGGGCTGGCTGGACACAGATATTTCACGCGGAGGATCCCGTACTGGGCAATCCCCCTTGGCACGAAGTGAACTGGAAGCACGCTGGAGGGGCCGACAGCTTCTTCCAGCGCAAGTGGTCCAAGGAAAATAAGAAACGTCCCCCGTTTGAAGTCCTCCACTTGGGCGAATGCGGGCGCAACTGGTACGGCCGCACTACCAACTACCTAGACGGCACAACGCCGATAGAAAAGGATCACAGACTGGCGCAGCTAGCCGCAATGCGCGTGGCGCGTAAAGCCAATCGTTACCACGACGACCCATTCAAGGATGAAAGGATCGGCAACGGTGACTAATTCAATTGCCGCCTCGCCTCAACCTGAGTTAGGGCGTTGTAAGGTGAGGGTGTCTGGTGGCTCCTACCCCTCACGAGGCGGGGCGGTTTGTTGCCGTCAAAAAGGCAGCCGATGCTTTTCAATGCGGTCTTTCCAATGGGCGAGTTCTTGCTTGGTCCACGTTCTAGCCGCTGGATGCTTCATGCGCAGTACGGCGCAGTCGGGCTTGTAGCCACAATTCTTGTAGGTATCCCACGCCACGTTGCCACACACAAGCAATAGGTGATAGCTAATCCGCTGCAAAGTACGAGCCAGCCGTTGAGGGTCGGGGGTGCCTTTTTGCTGCGCATTGGCCACTTGTTCCACGCACGCATTGGTGACTAAGAAGTTTGAGTGGCCAATGAGATAGTACAGCCGGCGACCGCTAAAGTTATTGCGGTTGATTTGAAACAGCGAGGGAGCAATAGGCTGCTTGACGCCCCACATCACTTCCAGCACCACGAGACATTGAATGTGCATCATTGGACAATCTCCTCATAGAGCTTCGTTACGAGAGGGGTAATTGTGTAGCGCAGTCTGCCTCGCATGGGTCTCCCTCCAAAGTCCGCGCCTGTGTGGGTCTGTACAACTTTCACCTTGACCAAGAACCGCAGCAGCTTGACCAATTCTCCTTCGCTCTGGTTTAGCCGTACTGCCAGCGCCCCCAGCTCACACCCTTCCGGATGTTCTCGAAGCAGCTGCACAATCTGTAGCGTAGCCCCACGGCTCGTATCCAAGCACACCTTGCGTATTCGTTGCATTACCTCCTCATCTACTTCTTCACGATTCAATACCACGGCCAAACACAGCGACATGCGTATATGCTGGCTTACCAGCCGACTAGCGCATTCACGGGTGGCAGCTTCGGTGACGTTTGCATTGGGACGCGCTCGCATGTACGCGGTAAACTTGCCGAGCCGTATACAGTAGTCCCTCGCCTTGTTGCTCATCTTTGTGCTTGCCAGCAGCTCTTCCGCATTTTCGCGCAAATAGTCCACATATCCGCCGGTAAGCCGCATGGCGTTGGCAGTGGCGGCGTCGTATACGCCGTAAGCATTAGCCTCTTCTTCTCCCCTGCTCATACTTCCCCTTGCTCGGTTGCCGACGTGCAATAGAATTTTGTCTTCTAGCACGTCGCTAATTTGGTCCATAATTACACAGTCCAAGAATCTTTCCCCCAACTCGCTCGTGTCAATGGCTCGCAGGCTGCTTGTACCGCATAGAATCCAGGTAAGGTTGATCCCCTCGTAGGTCCTACTCATCTTGTTACGATAGTGAGTACGGCTCACCCGATCATAGATGTCACGGGCCTCGCTAAGAATCTGGCCACGGTTGGGAGCTTGCAGCAGCGTGTCACCATCCTTGACGATCAGGGTCTTGTTATGGAGTTGTACGAGCAGGCTATTGTCTTCATCTTTCTCCGAACCAAATCCACTATGAAACCCCCGAATGGTGCTCTTGGCCATCACGTACTGACCGCTTACGCTCAGGGCTTCGGCCAGTGTGGACTTTCCACAGCTAGGAGGCCCGATAATTTTCACCCAAAGCTGATCCCCCACGGTGCGGGTGCTGGTTACGCTCGCCAGCATCACGCTTAAGGCGCAGTCGAGTCCCCGGGTCCAGTACATGGCCTTGCGCCACGCCCCGATCAGCTCGATATAACTAGTGCAAGGGGCGGGTTGTAAGTTACCTAGTTTACCACCGTTTTTGAGGGCCTCAGGACCGCCGCCAAGCCATTTTGACGGTAACGGGTACAGGTTGCCAAGCAACCACGCCAAACGCTGCTGAGGCGTCCCTGAGGGGCTTGTTTTTGGGGCTGTATTTTGCTGGGGGGTGCCTTGGCGCACTAAGGGCATCTATTTGGTCCTTTAGGTTAGCTGGGTAATTTAGTTAAGAGGGGCTAGTAGATCGCTGAGGTCGTACCCGTCCTTCAATTCGGGGCTGTAGTTGCAGTCGAGCGTATTACCGTTCCAGCTCAAATACTGAATCTTCTTAGGTGGGTCGGGGCTGTTCTTAAGCAAGGCGGCAACACGCTTGAGACCTTCCCAAGCAGCGGGTGGAGATTTGTCCTTTGGTAGATCGTTGTCGTAGAGCAGGTTCACGGTTCCACGGGCAAACAACGCGCACCATTCACGACGAAACACGCTGCAACTCGGCACGGCGTACACGTTGCTCGTGCTAAACAATTTCTTTCGGTGCTTCTTCATTAGCTCCCAAAATCTCAGCCCGTCCCACAATCCTTCGCATACATAGTGGGCAGTCGCCGCAGGTTTGTAAAGCGGTCCAAGACCAAACAGTCCGTGGCGCAGGCCGCTCATAGGCAGCAAGAGGGTACGCTTGCGATTTTGAACGTAGCGATACAACTGTTGCAGCTTCCACTCTAGGGTATAAGCAGGGACCAGCCACTCCCCGGTGAGTACGCTTTTGCAAAGACCCCACTGTTCTAGAGTTTCAGGATTTTCGATACTACGGTGGTTACACAACGGCAAGTAATCTTTCATGCCGGTGGCCAAACAGCTCGCATCCCACAGCCACCGAATAAAGTCGATTGGATTGCGCAGGTCGCACCCGTGCTTGCAATTGCACAGTCCGTTTTCGACGTGGATGTAGAATTTCTCACGCTGGCATACGGGACATTCAGCGCGCATCTCATCACCTGTTTGATTGATAAACTGCACCCCGTAAGCGGAGTATACGGCGAGCCCTGGCGGCGCAGCGGTCTTGTCGCGGCGCTCCTTCACCCTTTTTCTCATCTTCGTATTTTTCCCAAAATTTTGAACTCGGCCCGCTAAAACCAGATTACTACGGGTGCTGCAATTGTAAGTGTTTGACGTTAACTTCGTACCTATTAGGATTTCCGGATCCAAGTTCCAGGACGTCTACCCACGTGGTATCATATTCATCCTCAAACGGTTCGCTGACAAGCTGTGCTAAGTAGTGATCGTCTCCATCGTCGTCGCGTACCCACGCTCTATCACCCAAGCTCCATCGGTTTTCGTGGTGCTTACGCGCCTTGAACACTCTCTTCGCCTTTTTTGCCTGCGCAGCGGTGTGGCGTCCTTTAACGGCTGCTTGCGGCGCAGTCTCATTCTCATTAGCCACGAGCTCATCTTCCACCATGTCGACGCCCCCTAAGGTGGGAAGTTCATCAAGGATGCGTGCTCCCTCGTCGCTTGTGGTATAGTGAATTTCCACGTTTTGAAGGGTGCATTTGCCGGATTCAATCCAGGCGTTCCAGCCATTGCACACGACGGCCATCCTCAGAGAAGCCGGAACTACTCCTCCTTCATCGATTAGTTCCGCGATTTTGGTTCTCACGGCGCGAACGACCCCAGCGTTCTGCGCCAAGGCTGTCACGAACTTTTTCGCCTGCTCGTATTGTTCCAAATTCAGGTTCTCTTCACGCCGGTCAAAACGGTACTTGGCGTAGTCGCTTTTGCTTGCCGCCATCAGGTACATCAGTCCCGCGGTATAGCCGCAGCTCAGCAGCTTGGCAATCGCATTGGTCTTGCCGTTTTCCACGTATACGTGACGTACACAGTCAACAAGAGTGGGGTGATTGTTCAAGAATTCCTGGCTGTCGCTATGGGTACGAACGGGAGTCTCGTGGACTGCCTGCGCCCCACTGCGGTGCCACAAGATCTGCACGGCGAATTGCCCCAGCTTCGCCACGCGCTTACGATGGCCCTTATTCAGGTCGGCAAAGTGTGAGGTACGAAACAGGGCGTCGGCGAAGGTGCTTTCACGAGCGGTGTCGATCGTGTTTTTGATGGCGTCCGTCTCTTCAATGCCTTTCACGATCAAGGTTTCAATCGTAGGCGGTTTGGTCAAGTGGGCGTACTTCTCCCTCTCAAGCCTCCATGTTTGCTCGGCGAGAACCAGGGCGGGCAATACGTGCTGTCCACTAAGAATTACTCCGTTCTTGCCGATGATGCGAGTATGGCCGTTAAACTGCCAAGCACCGCGGAGTATGTCGTGCATGTAGGTAAGAGTACGAGTGTGACTATAAGGACGGTTCGCGGTATTATAGGTACAGCGCACCTTATGCCCTTCCCGGTCCTTAAGCAAAAAGTCCTCACCAAAGGGTTGATCACCTTCAATCTCCCACCCCAACAGCCGCTTGGCATCCTCGGCGGTAAGACTGTCCCGGCCTGTGCAAGCAACGACTTGCAGCTTGGGATAGACCGCCTTTCGCCCCGTGGACTTGCCAACGCTTCGCGAGGACTTTTTTCGGTCATTAACGATCGGCATGAGGTTTCCTCCTGTTCTTGGCGAGGTCTAGCATCACACCGCATACGACGGCTTTTACTGCCTTCGCGGGTTTGGAAGCAGTGGCCTCTAGCAGCAGGGGTTCATAGACTGCTTCGTCTTCGCTGTAGACAATCCCGTCGGCAAGCTCCGAGTTAGGAATTCCACAGTCCAACGGCAGGCGCAATACTTTCACCATCTTGGGCTCCTTTCATGGGGTGATTATGGCGAAGCACCGAAAGCGTTTCACGGCAGTAAGTTACCGCACGGGCATTTTACCAAAAGAGCCTTTCAAACCCTATACCCCACTTTTAGGCCAAAATAAAAAGTAACTTATGGGGTGTTTACAGACGGCTTCAAAAATGTTATCCTGAAGGGGTTCCTGTCCGAAAAAATAATCATATCAATCTTATATATTAACTACTACTAACCGTATAGAGTCCCGATGAGGGACCCTACTCTCTTCGGTCAGTCTCTCTACTCATCGGTACTCCGAACGGTCACTACTCTACTCTCCTCGGTCCCTCTACTCATCTACTCTACTCTTCGTAGTATGGGTACTATGAGCCGATTTTTATCGGCCCTAAGAGGTATATACTACTCTCTATACGGTACGAGTACTCAGGTACTCTACTCTAAGGTACTTACTAGGCGCGCGTGCGCGAAGAGGTAATCACTCATACACTCCATACGAGTCACTCTATGCCCATCATTCACTCAAAGAGATCTGTATACGCAGGGATAGACCCCGGTATGAGCGGTGGGCTCGTCTGTATCGGCCCTCAACTAATCGTTACCCCCATGCCTCCTACCGAAAGAGATATCTGGGATTGGTTCGAGGCTCTTCCGCCCGTACGTCTGGCCGTGATAGAAAAGGTGCATTCCATGCCCCGACAAGGAGTGGCGAGTACCTTCAAGTTCGGTTGCAGCTACGGAGGACTGCGCATGGCTCTGATTGCTTCTAAGATCCCATTTCAAGAAGTAACGCCCCAAACTTGGATCAAGGGACTCGGGATTCCCGGTAAGAAGAAAACTGAATCTGGGACTCAGTGGAAAAATCGTCTCAAGGGCAAAGCGCAGCAATTCTTTCCGCAAGTAGGTGTGACGCTAAAAACGGCGGATGCACTTTTAATCGCCCGGTACTGCCAAAAAATCGGCAAGTAGCGCGGTAAAATGCGTTTATGTTTTCCGCTTACGAAAAGGTGAGCGGCGGATTGAAACACGCTTATTTGCGGAAAGAATTGCTGCGCTTTGACCACACGGGGTCAATGGTTTGGATCGTGCGCCCTCTGCTTTGCCGTGCGATCTGATTTTGCGGCCCCGTGTGGTTCTTACTAATCACCAGGAAAGTCGCGATGAAACCTAGAATGATAATAGATGTGCTTTTGCTGCTGTTAACGTTTGTTTCTCTAGTGGGTATTAGTTTGTACAATGTCGTTAGGCTATTGGAGAAATTTCGATGAGCAATGAAAATCAAGTGACAGAGGACGAGTCGGACGAGAGTAGGTTTTTGAGAGGCTTTAGAAAGGCTTCCATCGCGGACTTGGAAAAAGTGGTCCGAAGGGCATTGGTGCTGGAGAAACATACGTACGCTGGGCGCGACACCGCAAGCTCTCTCTACCGTCTGCGGAAGAGTTTGGAGGGTATTTGGGGCCACGAGTTGCCAGAACTGAAGGAGTGAAAAATGTGCCTGTCGGTAGCTGTTAATTATCCGGATTGTGTTTTGAGCAAGGGAGAGCACAAAGGATTTGAGTGGATGGTGGTACACAACGGCCACGGATACCGTTGCGGCTACGTGCGTCTCCCAGTCGGGCATCCGTGGCACGGTAAGTCTGATTGGGATCTCAACGCGAATGTTCATGGTGGATTGACGTTCTCCGAGCCGGATAAACCGTGTGATGGAGACCGACCGGACAATGCGTGGTGGATCGGGTTTGACTGCGCTCATGGGGGCGACGTACCTGACCCGTCCTTGCCGGGGTACACAGACCTCGGGCTTGGGCCAGAGTTTGGAATAGTCCGGACCACGGAGTACGTTGAGGAGCAATGTCGAGGCTTGTGCGATCAGGCAAAAGCGCGAGCTCGAAGAGGGTAACTAATCACCTACTTTAGCTACCACAACTTGCTTGTGTTCAGGGAGTCGGGCGGCGGTATGTCTCAGTTTACGAAACATCTAGAACGGTGGGGAAACTGCGAGCAGTGTGAGCTTCACAAGGTTCGTACGAAGGTGGTGTTGTGGAGAGGATCCAAGATTCCTTGCGACGTACTCTTTACAGGTGAAGCGCCCGGGCTGACTGAGGACATTGAAGGGCTGCCTTTCACGGGTCCAGCGGGGCGGCTGCTGGATCAGATTGTAGAGCGGTCGATACCCAATACCTTGTCGGTGGGATTTACAAATCTTATAGCCTGTATTCCGAGAGCCGTACCGGGTGGAAGCAAGGTGGGAGAACCTCCGCCTTGGGCTATTAAAGCGTGTGCTGATCGGCTGCGCGAGATTATTAAGATTGCGAATCCAGCACGGATTGTTACCGTGGGTACGCTGGCGAAGAAGTATTTGCCGAGCAGAAACCTGGAACTGCCCGCCATGGTATCGATTGTCCATCCCGCCGCGATTCTACGGAGCAATCCCGTACAAAAGGAAGCGGCGATAAGACAGTGTATCATTACTCTAACGGAAATGAGTGAAGATCTATGAAAGAGAATCTGCAAACCGTATGGCGCGGTCCTCATGAAGACGGTATTACTCAGTCCCTGCTCTCGCGGTTTCTTATGTGCCGTGAACGGTTTCGGGTATTGGTGATAGAGGGTCTGGCTCCTATGGAACAATTCAATCACCGCCTTGAGTATGGGAACTTTTGGCATATCTGTGAAGAGCATTCGTCAGGTGGAGGAAACTGGACCGCTCCTGTAACGGCTTATGCAAAACAGCTCGCCCTCAGGTTTCCCGAAAGCAGGGAACAGATTGAACATTGGTGGCGAGTTTGTCTGCGCCAGTTCGAGATCTATGAGGACCTAAAGGGACCTGTACGATGCAACAGCCTGATGCAAGAGTTCGTGTTTTCGGTTCCCTATAAACTGCCTTCAGGTCGTACCGTGATTCTACGCGGGAAGTGGGACTCCGTGTTTGGAGAGGACGACGGTATCTGGCTGCTGGAACACAAAACCAAAGGGACCGTGGACGAGCAGACCATACGACGTCAGTTGACTTTTGATCTGCAAACCATGTTCTACGTCGTAGCCCTCAAAGAGCATATACGAACCAACACACGAAAGGAGATGAAAGGGAAGAAAGTAGCCGGGGTGCTCTACAACGTAGTGCGCAGGCCGCTAAGCGGGGGTAAAGGATCTATCAGGCAACATAAAGCAACCAAGAACAAGCCGGGGGAGACGAAGGAACACTTCTACGATCGGGTGGCGAAGATCATTCAAGAAGACTCGGAGAACTACTTTTTCCGGTGGAAAGTGGTGCTTACGAAGGGAGACGTGGCAGCTTTTAAAAGGAAGTTTTTGAGGCCGATCCTTGAGCAGTTGTGCGATTGGTGGCATATTCAGGCAACGCTGACGCCTCCGCTTGCTTGGTATAATCGCAGTAATTACACGCACTGGCAAACTCCCTTTGAAGTGTGGAATGTTTTGGAGAAGGGAGGCACAACAGACTTGGATGCGTACCTTACCACGGGGAATCGTGCGGGACTTCACAAGGTGAAAACCTTGTTTGGGGAACTTGAGTAACGCCACGCAGATGGAGGAGCGTGGATAATCACCCATGGACGTTACCATTCTAAAAGGGGAAGGCTATGATGGCAGTGAAGCAGCGTAAGAAGAAAGAGGGACCTTTGAGCAAGAGAGACCGGATAAGGGAGTATCTGCAAGGCTGTCCTGATCTGAGAAGTATCAACGCGAAGGAAATTGGGCGTATCTTCGGAGCGAATTCTTCCGAGATTTATAAGGTGCGGAGGGGGATCTATAAGTCTAGGGCGTTCGAGTACACCAATGCAGGTCGCGACGAGATGTTGAAAGAGACGCCCAAAGAGTTGTCTTGTCGCAAGGAGCCGACGGGTAAGAGAGGAAGAGTACTGGAATACTTGAGAAACCAGCCTGACCTGGCGAACATCAAAGCTAGGGAAATCGCGGTGAACTTCGGGGTGCATATTACGGAAGTGTATAGAGCAAGGAAGCTGCTTAGGGAGGAACCAGTCAAGCCACTTCTCCTGAGGTTGTCAGCGCAGGAACCTTCGGCAACACTCGCGCAGCAATCTCCAGCTTTCAATGGAGCCGGTGACGACGGGGAACTGATTGGCGACCTGGTTGCACTTAACAAGATGGGTGTCGACAGAGTACGGAGGGCTGTTAAGATCCTGGACCGTTTGAGTATGGAGGATATTCAATGAAAAAATCCAGAAGAAGAACGGAACTGCCTAAGGACTACGAGCAGTATCTAATTCGGCTTACGGATGAGATCTTCGAACGGGCTTGCGACGAAATGAGCTGGACGTGGAACGAGCTGGCCGACCACGCCAACGTTAGCCGGAGTGCCGTAGCTCGGCTTGGCAACTACATTACTAAACTTCCTCGGCTTCAGACGTTCTACAAACTGGCAAGTGCGGTTGACATGGACTTGGAACTCGTAACCAAGCAAGTTGTTAAACTACGGACGGCGGGAAGTTTGAAAGTCGGCTAGTTTCCGCTCGCCAATCAGCGGGCGGCGGATTGAAACAAACTACAGGCAGTGGGAAAGTTTGAAAGTCGGTTAAAACGATCCCAGCGCGGGTGGGGCGGCGTTTCCAAGCTCTCTCGCTCGCCCGTGCTGGGTTTCACCGGGAGGGACTCGGTTTCCGTACTCTGCCGAGTTCCTCCTTTATTGACGCGAAGACTGAGAAAAGGAAAATAGGCAGAATGGTGAAGATAACCAAGGACGTGACAATGGACGTTACAAGCAAGCAGCTTCGCAAAGGGTCCGTGAGCGGAAGGAAAAGGAAGTTACAAAGCTCCACGAAATCACAAAGCGTGATAGACCGTATTGCTCCGATCAACTTTGGTGAAAACGATGGAATCAAGCTCAACCTCTATGGACGGAGCGGCACCGGGAAGACCACATTGTGGGCCACCTTTCCTAAACCGATACTGGCGGTGCTGGCTTCCGAATCTAAGACGTCGGGGGAACTTCGGAGCATCAATACTTCCGAGTACCGTAAGACGATCAAGCAAGTGGTGCTGGAAGACTGTGACGAAATCGAGGAAATCTGCGCCCACGTGAAAGAAGCAAACTATGCTACTTTGGTATTGGACCACGCCACCGGATTGCAGCACAAGGTTTTGGCTGAAGTTCTAGGAATTGATAAAGTGCCGGAACAGCTTACTTGGGGGCTCGCCACTCAGTCGCAATACGGTCAGGTGGGGGTACGCATGAAGACTTATTTGCGCGCTCTGCTAGACGTAGAAATCAACGTGGTGATCGTGGCACAGCAAAGAGAATTTCTTACGGAAGGGGATGAGGGGGCAAGTGAGATTTTAGCTCCGTACGTAGCGAGCGCCTTGAGCCCGAGCACGTGCGCATGGCTCAACTCCTCGTGCGACTACATTGCACAGACCTACATTAGGGAAGAAACGCTGGAAAAGAAGATCAAGATGGGAAAGAAGACACGTATTCGCAAGGTGCGCACGGGCAGCGTACAATTCTGTTTACGGGCTGCACCTCACGCCGTGTATACCACCAAATTTCGCAGACCGAAAGGAGGAACGTATCCGGATGTTATTGTAGACCCTGATTATGACAAGATCATGCAAGTCGTGAAAGGATAAGAATAAATCTCATCACCTACGGAGGAAGTAGACAAGCGACTTCACCTACGGAGCAAGGAAACGAGTTCCATGACCTATGGAGGATAAAGACATGCTGGTGCTAAACCGGAGAAAAGGGGAAAGGATTATGATGGGTAAGGACGTCGTAATCACGGTGGTTGACATCCGTGGCCCTGTTGTGCGGCTGGGGATTGAAGCCCCGAAGGAATTGCGGATAGACAGAGAGGAAGTCCGTGTGCAGCGTTCGAAGAGTGACAAGCCAGTCTAACTAATTTTACAAAGGAAACTTGTACATGGCAAAGACAAGTGCGAAAAAGCTGTTAGGTCCTAAGTTCAAAAAGCTGTTTGCGAAGAAGCGCGTGGAGGAGATCAGCCTGGAAGACTTCGGAGGCGGTGGGAATCTCCCGGATGGGATTGAAAATGGGGTGGCCAAGCTGGTGTCCATTAAGATTGGGGCTTATGGAGAGAGCACAACTTTGGCGGGCAAGCCATTCTTCATGCTACGGGGAGTAACCGTTGCCCCTGCCACACATGAGGGACTCAAGGTGCGGGGTATCCAAGAGAGTTTCGTGCTGGAACCATTGTGCGACACTTCGGGACGTAAACGTGAGACGGAGGAGGAGCATATCGACTACATGCTTGCCGTGTTGCAGCAGTTCGGGGTGGACACCGGCGAGATTGATGCGGAAGAGCTGGAGGAGGAAGACTTTTTTGCGGAGCTGATTGCCGACGGCGTCTACTTCCGCTTCCGCACCTGGAAAGGCAGGCCCTCCGATCAGTTTCCCAACCCTCGGGTTAATATTGAATTCTTAGGAGCCTGTGAGTACGAGGAGGGAGAAGACGACATAGTCGCGGAAGAAGTGGAGGACGACACCCCCGAGGAAGACGAGGACGAGGAACCGGATTGGGAAAAGAACGACCGAAAAGGCAAGCGAAGTGCTGGTACGTCCAAGGGTACTCCTACGAAGAAGCCCGTCAAAGGACGTGACAATGCTGCGCAAGCAAAGGGGAAAAAGAAACCGCCTCCTGAAGATGAAGATGAAGAAGAAGACGAAGAGGCTGACTATTCCGATGTAACCGACCTTGACTTGCTGTCGGAACTCGCTGAAGATCAAGACGACATAGCGGCGAGGGAGAGGCTGGTCGAGCTGGGCGTGGAAGCGGGGCTGAGTAAGAAGAAACTCGAAGCCCTCGACAGTTGGTACGACGTGGCCGCGGCGATTGATGAAGCGGGTGAAGAAGATGAGAATGAGGATGAGGATGGGGACGATGAAGACGAAGATGAAGACGAAGATGAAGATGAAGATGAAGACGAAGATGAAGAAGAGGGCCGTGAATTAGTGCCGGAGAAGGGCCAAGGGTGGCAATACAAGCCGCCGGGAGCTCGTAAGAAGATCCCCTGCGTTGTCACCGCCGTTGCCGCACGGCGTAAAACTTGTACCCTCAAGGGAAAGGATGGAAAGATATACAAGGACGTAACGTGGGCTGCCCTCATGAGTGGCAGGTAACGCGATTTCTACGCCGTACGGCGCACTCCCAGTCTTCCGGATGAGATGGGACGGGGGATTAGGGTGATTGCCCCACCGCGCCGTACGGTTTTTTGCTGCGCCAAGGACGTTACATTGCTGCGCCAAGGTGCAAGCCTGCTTCTAAGCCCCTCAGCCGCACCGTACAGGGCCTAAACCGGCTTTGGCTGCCCCCAGCTGCCATAAACCGCCAACTAGCGCCACATGGCGGCTGAGAGGCTCTCAGGGGCTTGTAAGAGTGGGCAGTTAGGGTAAAATAGGGGGCATAGCCAGTATCCCACACATTGCGCAGGTCCACCATGCCCAAGTTGCCGCCAGATAGAAACAAGCGCTCTAAGCGATGCGTCGCTTGCAGCGGTACAGGAAAAAGCAGTAAGGGTCAGGAGTGCAGGCCCTGTCAAGGAAAAGGTGTGAGGATTGTTGTTCGATGGACGCGCGACGGTGAAGCAATAAGGAGAGAGCGGGAATGATGCGGTCGCTAGACACCGAGACTACGGGCGTAGACCTGTGGCATGGGGCCAAGCCGTTCTTCGTGACCTTTTGTGATGAGAAGGATCACATTACGTATTTTGAGTGGGAAGTTGATCCACATACCCGAGAGCCGCGGGTGAAGCGTAAGGACTTGACGGCAATCCAAGAGCTGATCGACGACTCGGAAACGCTCGTACTCCAAAACCCCAAGTTCGACTATCAGGCTCTGCAAACGGTGTTTGAAGGTCGGCTGCGATGGGAATGGAGCAAAGTACGCGATACGCTGCTGGCCGGTCATCTTATCAACAGTCTGGAACCCCACAACCTGACCGACATGGTTTCCAAATACCTGGGCCTAGATATTCAACCCTACGAAAAGGATCTCCAAGCTGCTTCTGAAGAAGCGAGAAGATATGCACGCAGTCATTACCCCGAATGGAGAATCGCGAAAGCTGGCCTCGCCGAAATGCCAAGCGCCGGAGGCAAGGTGTGGAAGTTCGACACCTGGCTGCCTAAGACGCTGGCGAAATCTGAGGGGATGCTTACAACCCATCCATATCACACGGCGCTCCGAAAATACGGAAATATCGACAGCACCTGCACTCTAGCCTTGTATAAAAGACAGCGCGCATTGTTACGAGAGAAAGGACTTTGGAAAATCTACAAGCATAGACTCAAGGTGCTTCCTATCGTAGTTCACATGGAACAGTGCGGAGTGCATCTGAGCAAGCATAGACTGCAAAAGCTGTACGAGGAATATACGCGGGAAAGTGAGAGAGCCGGAAAAACGTGCGTACGGATTGCTAAGAAGTATGGAGCTGATCTGACATTGCCTAAGAGCGGGGTGAACAACAGCCTGCGAGCCACAATCTTTGATCACCTGAAACTGAGCCCCCTGAATCTTAGCAGACGTACGGGGGAGCCGAGCCTGAACCAAACGGTGCTGGAAGAATATGGGGAACTCCTAAAGGAGGACGATCCTCGGCTAAAGTTCATCCAAGCTCTTCAAGCCAAACGCAAGCGCGATACGGCGATGGTGTATATGGAGGCTTATAAGCGATTTTGGCTTAAGGAAAGTGGAAGTTACCTACTGCATCCTAGTCTGAACCCCACGGGTACTCACACGTTGCGGTGGTCGAGCAGCCGGCCGAACGAACAGAACATCAGCAAAAAGGAGGGCTTCAACCTCCGCTATTGCTTCGGTCCCGCCCAAGGAAGAGAGTGGTGGTCCCTCGATGCGCAGAACATAGAGCTCAGGATTCCCGCGTACGAAGCAAATGAAACCGATCTGGTATACGTATTCGATCATCCGGAGGAGGCTCCTTACTTTGGCAGCTATCATCTGGTCGTGGCTGATCTGCTGCATCCAAAACTGTTCAAAGAGTACGGCGCAGCGTTCAAAAAGAAGTTCTCCAGTACGTGGTATCAATGGCTGAAAAATGGAAACTTTGCGGTTATCTACGGGTGTCAGCAACGGAAGGCGGATATCACGTACCACGTAGTTGGAGCGTACGAAAAGATTCGGAGAAGGTTTCCAAAGATCGCCGCGCTGGCCGACTATCAAATTCGTTATGCAAGAGAGCGCGGCTACGTGGAAACCATTCCTGACCGAAGTTTAGGGCAGCAACGGGGCTACCCGTTATACTGCGTTCGGGGTGGTCGCACGGGGTATACGAACGATGTAAGCCCTACGTTGCCGCTTAATTACCACGTCCAAGGAACGGCCATGCAATGGATGCAGAATGGTATGATCCGATGCTACGACATCCTAAACAGGTGGAACCGTGAAGATTCAGCGGTGCAATACTTCATGATAATGCAAGTGCATGACGAGCTTGTATTCGACTTTCCGAAAAGCACCATGGCCGAAAGCCTGAAAAGAATACAACGGATCAAGAGAGCGATGGAAAAGGGAGGAGAGGACATTGGTGTGCCCACGACGGTGGGAGTGGAATATCATCCCCATAACTGGAGTGAAGGTGAAACATGCTAGCGAAGCGCTGTAACGTCCAGGATCTAAAAAGTATGTACGGGCTGAAGAATTTGGATGTCTTCTTCTATTGGATTGGTGAAAGAGAAAAGATACGCCGGGCCAAGGAAGCGGGAGAGCCTAAGCCTTGGACCGAGGATCCGATACTGCAAAAGTACAGATTCTGCAACGTCCGGAGAATGGACGACCGAGTAAGCAGGTGGCTCTTCGACCGCTGGTACGAGCCGGAATTTGATTGCTCGAATATGCTTACGGCGTGTACGATCGCTCGGCTGCTCAATCTGCCGGAGTCGTTGGAGGCTATTGGTTTTCCAAGACAGTGGAAACCGCACCGAGTAGAAAAGATACTGGAAGAGAGGAAAAAGCAGGGCTGCAAAACCTTCAACTCCGCCTACATAATCACCGGCTGCTTCGGGGGAAGTAAGATCCATCAAGTAGTCTGGTGGATTACGCAGCCTATTCACAAAGATCGCCACAAAATTGTGGATCGTACGAGCATGCGAGCTACTTGGCAAAATCTGCTGGCGTACCCCGGCATCAAGTCATTTCTAGCCGGGCAGATTGTGGCTGACCTGAGATGGGCGATCAACCACGAGTGGAAGGACCAATACACGTGGGCTCCTCTAGGACCGGGAAGCCGTAGAGGAATGAACAGGCTGCTCGAAAGACCGAAAAGTCGGGGGATGGGACAAGAAGAGTTTGATGGATACTTTGGGTCGCTGATCGAGGAAGGAAAAGACAGGGACGGGTGGGTGCTGGCTGAAACTATGGAACGGATGGAGGCGATCGACTGGCAAAACTGCTTGTGCGAATTCGACAAGTATATGAGAGCCCTGACGGGACAAGGCAAGCCGAAACAGAAATATGCGGGGGTAGAATGAATATCAACCTGTTCTATTTAAGCGACGCACGCTACGGGGGTCACGTCACCTTTACCGTGCATCTAATGCTCGGACTGCGGGCTGTCGGTGCCTCGGCGTCGCTCTACAAGGTAGGTAAGAACACGGAAGACAAATGGCGTGACTTCGGTTACGGTAGATTGTATCAAAACATTTCGCTAGTGGATGCTTGCAGGCTGTGCAAAAGCAAGCGCAGCGTCACTTTGGTTGTGGCAACCAACAAGCCGTGCGCGCAGGCGATCAACGCCATGATAGATGCGGGGGCTAGAGCGGTGATCCATGATCCTGGTGAGTTTAAGCGAGGATGGAATTGGCAGAAGGTGCAGCGGCCTATTGTAATCCGTGAGAGTATGCTCTCCTGGTTTGAGGACGCCGTGTTCCTGCTCCACCCTTACGATCCGTTGTTCGGTAAGATATTCGTAGCTCCAACGGAGGAATGGGCGGCGGTAAGCACGAGTAGAATAGATTTTGACAAGCACACGGAAATCTTGCTTGACGCGAATAGACTGCTTGATAAGAAAGACAGGATACAAATTTATGGGTTTGAAAATAGAATCTATACACGGTTTAACGTCGTACCTAAGTACCCGGAATGGCGGCAGTCCGTATGCAAGTATCCGAGAAAACTGCGTTACGCCGTGAGGCAGCTCTGTCACAAGGCTGCGTTCAGTTGCGACATGTCCATTATCAAAGGCGACGGTGGAGGCACGCAATATACGTTTTTGGAGGCGATAGACGCCGGGTGCGCCCTCGTTCTGAATCGCGGGTGGATTATCGACAATCACGTAATGAACCCCGACAGCAACTGTTTTGCGGTGTCCGATGGGGAACAGCTTGCCGGGCTCATCAAAGAGTACACACGAGGCTCGAAGATAATGCGCCGTAGGGTTGAAAGAAGAAGGATCAAGGCCCGCCGATTGCTGGACAAGCACCTTGCCCGGAAAGTAGCCGTTTCTTGGAAGGAGGAGTTACATGACTGACGTCTACATCGCCCCGTTTTTTCGTAGATCGGGTGGACACGCCGTGCTTCATTGGCTCGGGGCGGGCTACAGCAACTACACGCTGGTAAGCGAGATTCCAGTAACTTATCGTCCATTGAAGAGATTCAGCAATGTAGAATGGAATGTCGACGCAGTGTTCTTTGCCGTGGAGGATAAGTTTATCGCTCCTAGAAGCAAGGAGTTGACTAGTCTTTTGGACACTTACCCGATAAAGAACCCAACAAGAGTGTTTCACGTGTCCATCGTTCGGGATGCGTACAACGCCTGCGCAAGCAGAATGCGCATTAGCGACAATTGGCTATGGCGGAGAAGAAGCCGGGGGTTGCCCGACGCTCCCGACAGCTACTATCCCGTCCATGGCTACAACTCGCGGCTTCCCGCTCTGTGGCGGTCTATAGTGGAGCAGAGCATGGAGGAACTGTCTAGTCATGCCTTGATGGTAAACTTCAACAAATGGGCTAGAAGCGACGAGTATCGTTACAATTTATGCAAATGCTTTGGGCTGAAACATCTAAAATGTGAGAAAGGAAAGGAGCGGGTTACGAGGGAAGGAGGAGGAAGCAGCTTTACGGGTACGACTAAAATGCCCGAGCATTGGGAGCTCAAAAATAGATGGCTGGGATACGCCAAGGACCCGAGGCTTTTAGAGGTCGTGCTGAATAAAGAAATCAGAGAGATAAATAAGCAAGTTTTCGGCTGGTCCCTTCGACGAAACCGCGATGGAGACATTGAGAGTGAGGAGTGGCCCTGGGCAGCCTCTTAGGACACAAATGAAAGGGTCTAAAAGATGATTCCAAGCCTTGATGAATTGATATTACGCCTACGCCGGGACGTGCCGCACCGGGACTCTATGTATGAACTTGCCCGACAAGTAGCGGGCTGTGAAAGGGGAACGGATGGGCTGCCCGTAAACACCGTGCGCTTTGCGTTCCAGTGTTTGGTTGTGCTGCTTAAACACGTTGAAAACGACCCTAAGAATCCGGAAAACTGACATGAAATCTAAGATTCTAATCGTGACCCGAGGCAGGCCGTGGCATAAGCAATCTACAGCTCAGGCGCTCATGGAGGCTGACATCCCTTTCACCTTTATCCGCACTTTGGGAGACGAAGTATCCTTGTTCTGCGCAAGGCGTAAGACGTCCGCCATCTGGGTCGACGCTTCGAACATCGCGGTGAAACGACAGAAGGTGCTGCAACTCTACAAACGGTTCATCATGCTCGACGACGACCTGTCGTTCCAAAGGGTAGTTGAAGGCAAGGCGGTAAAGGCGGCCCCCGATGAGCTGGAGGCTTTATTCGCTCTCATGGATCAGTGCTTAAATACTCATGCTCTAGTCGGCCTGGAAAACCGTTTCATGATCCAGAACAAGGAGCAGCCGTTCAACAGCAAGTGGGGGAAGATGATCCACGCAGTAGGCGTAAATAAGAAGTTCTTAAAAGGCAACGAGCGGTACAGCCGCGTACCCGGCCATGAAGACATTGACTTCTTTTTGCAAGTGGCGATGAATAAGTGCCCCGTGATCATGATCTCCAAATATACCCATAGCGACGCCGGGAACTTTTATCGGCCGGGAGGATGCAGTACGTGGAGAAACAAAGAGAATGACCACGAGCAAGCCCGCAAGCTCCAATCTCTGTGGCCGAGTATTATTACTCTCTATCCGGGAAAAGACGGAATTACTAGAGTCAAAGGAAACTGGAAAAAGGTGAGGGAACATAATGCCTCCGCTGCACAAAAAACCAAAATCTGACTACGTTCAGCATCCTCCGTTTTGTATTCAAATTGAGCTGACTGAAGGATGCAATTTACGGTGTACTTTCTGCGGCCTCAACGGAATCCGTGGCAAGGAAAACAACTTCAAGTTCCTTTCGGTCAGTCTGGCTTCAAGAATTGCCAAGCTGATCCGTAAAGATCGGTGGACCTCCCGGATCGAGTTTGCCATGCACGGAGAGCCAAGTGTAAATCCAGACTTGGTGGAGATTCTTAGGGTCTTTCGCCGTAGACTTCCCAACCATCATCTGATGATGACCAGCAACGGGGCGGGGTTTCTAAGAGAGACCACGAAGACGGTCGATGAATGCCTACGCTATTTGAACGTGCTTGCCTTGGACGATTACGAGGGAGTGAGTATTGTGACCAAGGTGATGCGCAGCTACAACGGCAAGCATAAGCCAGTGTACTATCCTTCCAGCAAGCATGGCAACCCGCATCGTAGGAGGAAACTGAGCGAGCATGACCTCGTGGTAGTGCAAGACATAGAACAGGCTACGCAAGGCACTCATAGCAGCTTGAACAATCATTGTGGCTGTGGCTCACCGAAGAACGACAGTGCCATGGGCAAGCGGTGCGCTAAACCGTTCCGGGAGATGTCGATACGGTGGGACGGCTTCGTGGCTCTGTGCTGCAACGACTGGAGGGGGTACTACAAGTGCGGTCACGTAGAAGACAAGACCTTGGAACAGATATGGCAAAGCGCGGAGTTCATGGCCGCCCGGAGAAGACTGATACTTGGGAAGAGGGACTTCGGGCCTTGCGAAGGCTGCGACGCCCTGAGCTACCGACCGGGGCTGCTGCCGGATCAGAGGGGAAAGGTGCATCTGCCTGAGCCTAGCAGGGCCGACGAAGAGACCATTGCCAAGGCGCTGTTTGGAGCTTCCTACACGCTGCCCGTACTACGAGAGTGGGAGAGCGCATAAAAATAGCCCGGCAACTCCACCGGGCTGTAAAACCTTGTGACGTTCCTTACTACTTGGTCTTAACGCTCCTTCCTTCCTTAGTCAGAAACAACACCATGCCTCCCTCTTCCATGCTTTCCCGAGCTATCAAGCCTCGGGCTCGTAGGGAAAGACAGGGTGCTTTTGAGGCGTTGGCCCATACGTCCTCACGGGGGACGCCTCGCGCCGCGCTGAAGGCTTTCTGTTCCTTGAGGTAGGCGAGCACTTCCAGCTCACCACTTGTCAGCTCAGCATCTTCGAGCTCGTCGGCTAAAGCGGCCACCCGATCTACACGGGGGAGAGGCTCTTTCACCGGCTGGGGCTTCTTCTTCTTTCCCTTTTTCTCCGGTACACTTTCACTTACGGGGGCGTTACTGCTCGAAGACTCGCGCTTTCTCCGTACGCGCTTTTTGTCCGTACCTGTTTCAGATCCAGTCGCCATGATGTGGCTCCTCAAAAAAGAATAGTGGGGTGTTTAGGCTTTAGCAAGCCTTACTAATGGCCAGCCTACCAAGGAAGTTGTCACTTTGCAAGGGGTAAAATGCCAAAAAAGAAAAACTTTTTAGCGAAGGAGATTTCCCGTGATTTCAAGGATCTTTGTGGACCTGGACGACGTACTGGTGGACTTTCGGGGAGGCGCAATTCGGCTGCATGGGTGGGATCCGGCGGATTGCCGACCCGAAATGTGGGATATGTGTGAGTCGAGAGGAGTAACACAAGAAGATTTTTGGAAACCTATTGATGAAGCCGGAGAAGACTTTTGGTACTTGCTGCAACCCCATCCTTGGATACACGAAGTCATAGAACTGGTGGAAAGGCACGTGGGTGAGGAGTGGTACATAGTCACCTCGCCGAGCAGGCACGTTAGCTCTTACGTTGGCAAGCTAAAATGGGTCAAGGCGTGGTTTGGCGCACAGTTTGACAGGATGATTCCAATGACGCATAAACACCTGCTGGCGGATTATGACAGAGTGCTAATCGACGACAGCCCGGATAACATTCTGGAATTTAATAATGCCGGAGGAATTGGAATTTTGTTTCCAAACGTCGGCAACAGTCTGCATGAACAGGCGCACAGTCCGATGGACCACGTTGAGGAAATCTTAACGCGGATAATGCAACAGGAGTAAATTAAAATGGAACTCGTTTTTAAAGACGTAAACGATGCGTTTGCCGTGCTGGTTGAAATGGTGTTGAAAAACCAGATAGGAACCACGAAAACCACGAGCCGAGCGGGCGACGTTATTGCCATCAACGAGCCGATGCTGATCACGTATGAAAATCCTTGCCATCGGGTGCTGTTCAACCCCTTGCGCGACTGTAACTGTTTCTTCCAGTTGTACGAAGCCCTTTGGATGCTGGCCGGTCGTAACGACGTATCACCTCTGGCGTACTACAACCGGAGAATGACTGAGTTTAGTGACGACGGCAAAACCCTCAACGGTGCGTATGGATATCGATGGAGAACTAAGCCGAGAATGCCTTGGACCGACCTGTACGGTGCTAGTCCTGCAAAATTCGCGGAAGTTCATTGCGGTCCGGTTCGGCGAGTTGACCAGCTAGATATCTTAGTCGACCACCTGAAGAAAACTCCCAACAGCCGACGTGCGGTTCTCCAAATGTGGGACGTGGAGGACGACCTTTTGAAAATAGATGAATCGAAGGACGTGAGTTGTAATCTCTCAGTCATGTTCAGCCTGAGGCAAGGAAGGTGTGAAGTCTGTGACGATTACCGAGGCCCGGATCAGGACTGTCCCGCATGCAACAGCGAGTCCCCCACGTTCTTGGACATGACGGTTACGAACCGCAGCAACGACATGATTTGGGGAATGCTAGGTGCTAACGTGGTACACTTTAGTTTCCTTCTTGAATACATAGCGGCGCGGCTGGGGGCGAGCGTTGGCCGGTATCACCAGTTCACCAACAACCTTCACGTCTATACGAGTAACTGGCTGCCTCGTAAGTGGCTGAGCGTGTACGGTCAGTATCGCACGATGTACAGTCCGCCCAATACGCGGTACGAAGACCTTGCTTCGCTCGTGCCCCTCGTTGTAGACCCGGAACGGTTTGATCGTGAACTGCCTGAGTTTGTGGAAAGGCATAGTAAGGACGCGACCGGTGTTGCTTACAAACTCAACAGTGAACCGTTCTTGCAAAACGTGGCACAGCCTCTGTGTACCGCGTTCCATTACCACAAGCGTCGTCAGTATGCGGATGCCATGAGTGTAGTTCAGGAAATCCTAGCGGACGATTGGCGGATCGTTGCTACGGATTGGATCCGGAAACGGCGCTCGAAGTATGAGAGCAAAGGTAATAATGCCTAGACTAGTCAAAACTTGTGAGCTATGTGGAGGGGAGTTTAAGGCTGTAAGAAGAACTAGAAGATTTTGTTCCCGAGAGTGCTCTAGCAGGCGTGCTAGACCTAAGAAGCCTAGACTAGGCAAAATTTGCGAGTTCTGTGGAGAAAAATACAAAACTCTAAACAGCGATCGAAGATTTTGTTCTCATGAGTGTGCTGGTAGGGTGAACGCTCGCGGTAAGACTAGAAGACCGCCGACTACACAAGAGATAGAAGAGAAGTTTTGGAGTAGAGCGGCCAAACGAAAGAAGGGGTGTTGGAAGTGGACAGGTGGGAAGAACGGAGTAGGCTACGGAATATTTAGGGGCAGGTGCGCGCACCGATTTTCTTACGAACTGCTCGTAGGAGCCATCCCTGAGGGATTGTTTGTCTGCCATACCTGCGACAACCGGGAATGTGTTAATCCTAAACATCTGTTTGTCGGGACTCAGCAAGACAACATGTCCGATATGCGGGCGAAGGGACGTGGGCATTGTCATCCGAAGGGGACAGTGTGGGGGATGAGTAAGATGGTCCAAAAGAATCCAGAATTGGTACAAGGAGAGAGAAATGGAAGGCATAAGCTGACGGAAGACGACGTTAGAGAAATTAGAAAGAGATTTAGGCAGTACGCTTATAGAAGGAGTAATGCTAAGCAGTTGGCTAGGGAATTTGGTGTTTGTAAAAACGCGATTTATCAGATTATAAGAAAGGCAGCATGGGGTCATGTCAAATAAGCAATATGCGCCGGTAAAGACAAAGCGTGACTTCGTAAGGCGCTATCAAAATCACGAATTCGGCAACCGCGCCCCTACTTGGGATACGATAGAAGAGTTTAAGAAAAGCGATTGCAAGGGACTGGTGCATATCCGAAACCGTAATGCGGGCGGGATTACTTTTTACGACTTAACTAGAGAGGAAGCCATACGGCGGTGGAGTATTCTTGAGCCGAAAGAATTTTATATTTCTTTGATGGCCCCCACGAAAAAGACAATTCTTCAGGGAGAGTTGACTATCTCGGATTCCGAAGGTTTAACAGGACTGGTTACCACGGTTGCCAAGCCAATGCGAATTGCTCTAGCGGAGAAGGCTACGCAGGTGCGGGGTGTTTTTGTGAATGCTTTGCTAAGGACAATGCTCTGTCCGAACTCCTATGACTGGACAATGACACTGCTCGACCGCTATCCAGGTCACGTGATCGAATTCACTACGTTCTCTTGCGACTGGGGTACTCTGCCCGGATTCAACACGGTGTGGTGGGAAGTGAGAGACTTTTAGTCTAACCGGAGAGGAAGATGAACATTGAAAAGAAAAAGCTGTTTGATCCAGTTTATCAGGAGATTGAATTGAAATCAAGAAAGATGGCGAGGGAAATTCGCTGCCTGTGCCCGGAGTGCAAGACGGTCGTAAATGATCAAATTGTGAAGAATCTAGCGGCTGCTGAATTGAGCGGCACTGATTTGTTAGGACAATGTCCCGCTTGTTTGGCGAGCTTTACGCTGCGGGCGACTATTAAATGCAGAAAAACCTCAAGAGTGGATTATTGATTGTTTCGGTCCATTTCGGTCCATTTCGGTCGGTTTCGGTCGGTATTGGTGTGACGAGTGGCCCGAACTCGTGGAGTATGCGAACGTGGTTGACGCCGATTGACAAATTAAAAGGAGCGTAACGTGGCAGAAGACCGCATTAAAAATACCGAAGATGCGATGGCGACTATCGAAGACGCGATGGCGACTATCGAAGACGCGATGGCGATTCTTGACGGCATAGTGAAGGTTTTTCCGTCGATTGAAAACCGCTTGGCCGCATCGGAGTGGGCAATTGGAATACTCAAAGCAGAAATGGTTGACGTTACGTCACAAGTTGTGCTTTCGATGGGCCGGATAACCGATATCGATAGGACGCATCAAATTATCGCGCAGCAGCTCCGTCTTGTGGCGGATTCGTTGGAACAATGAACGTCAGTGATCTTTGCAATCAGGTTTAAGGGCCGTAGGTGCGTGCTAGCGCTAGGGGGCCTCAGTGGCCCTTAGCCGTACACACCGGGCTAGGGCAGTGTTACCTGCCCCCACAAGCAAGCGCAGCGCTGTAACGCCCCTAGCGTAGGGCAGGGCGTAAATGGGGCCGCCTCAGTGGCCCTCAGCCGTACGCGCCTAGGGGCAGGCGTGGTATTACTGCCCCTTAGCAAACGTGCGTTAGGGCGCAAATGAGGGGCCGTGAGGGGCAAGCACCTTGCGCAGCAATTGTTACGCCCTTTGGCGCATAAAAACACCCCCACGGGCACTACTACATAAGGGGGTATATTAACGGTGTCAGATAATGTTCTCTTCTACAAACTCAACAAAGCCTAGCCGTTGGGCGATCTTTCCCAGGTCGAAGTGATCCTTGTGCCGGTCCCAAAACCCACGGCAACAAAGAGCCTTGGAGTGATGGCAAATACGCCAGCCGTTGAAGTGTCCTTTCATGAGTGGATTAGCGATCTGTTTCTCCAAGGCTTGTAGGTCTAGAGGGGAATCTGCACGGTAGATGCAGGTGGCGCACTGTTTAGCTTGAACTTTCATAGATTTCTGTTTCATCCAATAGCCTTGCTGGCGCGTACGTGTTCTTCTGGATCCAATGATCGCAGGTGCCGAATGCGTTGGGAAAAATACTCTCCCGATTCATCTTGGAAGATCGGGTCGCCGACAGGGGCGAATCTCCACTTGTAGAGTAGTTGCTCGTACGACATTGCGTCAATATACATCTTCAGTTCGTCAGTCAGTTTCATTGGTCGAGTCCTCGCGTAGTGGCATGGGAAAGAAGGATACTGATGCCGTTGGCGTAAAACCCCACTCTTCTTTCCAGGCTATGAGCTCTTCTTCGGAATTCATTACTCTTGCCCCATGCAGTCCGCTGTTAAGTCGTCCCGCTTGCCAATCAGCGTGTTTCGCGGGACCGAATATAATAATCACGTGGTCGTCGAATTTTGTCTTTCCTCGTTCCACTTCCTTCCATCCAAAGCCATAGTAGTCTTGGCATGCTTCCGGGTGACGGGTAATAATTGTGATCCATGTCATGGTTTGAAACTCCTTGTCTTTAAGCGGATTCTTCTTGGAAGGAGAACAGTACACGTTTTGTAATGGCGCAATAATTCCTGGGTTCCCTCGTTTCGGAAATCAGATCGCTGATTACCTCCATAGCTTGCCAAGGATGGGAGATGGGTTTGGTGATGAGGCGGTAACTAAGTCCGTTCATCGATTCTCGTCGAGCTACAGCGTATTGCTTTTCACTGATCTGCACGATAATGAGTGGTTGGAGTACATTGTTCATAGCTAAATACTCTTAGGGTGGTGATTAGGACGTGACAAGCTAAAGCAGGACGTGTGCACTATGACGTTACAATTCGAAGACTCATGCTTCGTTAGGAAATGGCCGGTTTTAATGGGACCGGCCGAACCCCAAGCTGACAGCCCTACGAGGCGTCCTGCCTTGGCTTGATGACCCCTTAGGGGGCGTCCTTGCTGCCGACCACGGTTAGGATGACGTTGGCCTGCGCCTTTACGGGGACGTCACCTACCATGACGACGAACTTGTCGTTGGTGAACCAGCCGAAAGAACCAGAGCTGAATTCCTTGGGGCTGGCAATGGCCTCTTTACCACTGATTGAGAGCAGCAGCGGCTTGGCCTGTTCGGCAAACTCCGCATGGGTAAGGGGGCATTTGTTCTCCTTCTTCACTTCACTTTTCTTTGCCATGTTATGGCTCCTTCTAAAGGGAGGTTAGGGGTGTACTGCGTTATTGTACCTTAGTACCTAGTGATGAGATAAATGGTGATTGTGGGCACCAAGAGTATGAGGGCCGCCCAGAATACAAAACCCACGATCAGGCACGCAATATCGGCACGTCGTGAGGCTCGCTTCCGCACCAGCTGGCGATACTCTTCGGTTATCTCGCCAACAATGGCCTTCTGCTCGGCAACGTACTTCTCGAACTCGGCGCTGGTTATCCGAGGGCCTTGCACGGGGGGAGGTGTTACGGTCGTGGACGTTACAATTCGAGGACTCATGGCGTTACTCCTTCGTTAAGGGCTTTGGAACAGGCAAGGAAGAACAAGAACAAATGGTATCCTAACCATAGCATGAGGACGGCTAGGGTAAGATTTGCACCTGCGCCGATTAACTGGAGCATGACCTCAAGAAGGTTGGGTTCCTCGTGTTTACTTTCCATCTTTCTTCTCCGATACTACTTTAGGGTGATTGCCCGACCTGTCTTGAAACGCATAGAACCTGCGGGCTTGCCTGGCTCTTGCGAAGTGCTTCGTTACTCTTTTTCCGTTTTGGCTGTATTCCACCGTTACCGCCGGAGCGCGGGTGCTGATGGGGAGGCGTGGAGTTCCACGAGGCCATCCTGTGAGTTTGCGCTTGGCATAAGCGAGGACGCTCCGCCGCTCGATTTGCCAGCACTCCATACCTAGTTCGTCCACCCAGACGAGCTCCGCTTGAATGTGGCCCTGCTTAATGAGCCACCGTACGTGACGGGGGTGGCTGTTGAGTAAGCGGGCGGCCATGACTGCGGTAATCGTTTTCACGTGACTTCTCCTTTCTGCGAAGCAATCTTTAGCTTTTCTTGAATGGGATATACGACGCCTCGTATTTTCAGTTCGAGCACGGCGTCGAGTGGAATGCTGCGGTACGCCTGTTTTTGTACGTCCCACACGGTAAGCAGGTTGTGCTCTTCAGGGTTGTAGGCCAGCCCTTTTCCTTGCGCAGCATTGTCACGTCCTTTGAGGTCCTTGGCCACCCCCAAACGGCATACCATGCGCCGAGGCTGCCCGTCAGTCCGCTTGATAAACAGGCAGCTGAATATCGTGGCTCCTGCTTTGTTGACAATCAGCCGTTTGGCTTTGGAGGTTTTACTTTTCTTCTTCATTGATCATCTCCCTAGTTATCCACCTGCCAAGCCAGCCTTTTCGACCATCGAATAGGTCACCTAGAAATTCACTGAGTTCCTGTAACGGCGGATCCTGTTTCACCAGCGCTTCGAGTTCACTATGCTCTCCCGCGGCAAGAGTACAGATTGCCTCCTTGTCGGGCAGCCGGTCCGCCAACTTACTGAGGCGAGTGGTAAGTAGCTCAGGCAAGGCATGCACGATGGAATGGTAAGGGTTTACGCCACGCACGAGGTCGCCGTAGTTGTCCTCGCATAGCTCTTCTAGCAGCAGCAGCAGATTTTCACTAATCATTATTTCTCTCCTTTTTCTAAAACGCGGTATAGGTCCTCCGCCCATTGGTCGTAGGTTTGGTTCCTTGGTACGCCGATCCAGATCCATAGGGTGCGCATTGTTTGGGCAACCGCCTTCGTGCTTAGGTGGTCGTCTACAACAGCGGTTACGATGCGTTCTAAAATCTCTTCTTTGGGGGTACGCATACCAGCTTTGCTCATTTGTTGCAGCACCGTGCGCCTTACGCGACTGCGTGAGGACGTTACAACGCTGCGCGAGGTTTTACTTTTCTTCTTCATTGAGAATCTCCGGGGTTATCCACTTGCTAAGCCAGCCTTCCTCTCCATCGAATAGATCATTTAGAAAGTCATTGAGTTGCCGCAATGGCGGATCCTGCTTAATCACCTCTTCCTGTTCGCTATACTCTCCCCAGGCGAGGGTTAATACCGTGGCCGTGTCTGGCATCCGGTCCGCCAACGTACTGAGATGCGTGGTAAGTGGATCAGGCAAGGCGTACATGACGAAAAAGTAAGGATTTACGTGAGGCGAGAGGTCGCCCCATTGTTCTTTGTATAACTCTTCTATTATCAGTTGCAGGTTTTTACTAATCATGATTGGGTTTCCAGTCTGTGGCAAATGTGCTCTACTATAGACGCTAGCCGTTCTAGTGTCTCGTCGTCAGTATACTCTTGCATCACCTTGGCTATACTGTGTACACTCAGCCCGTCCTCGATGCCGTTTGCTATGGGCTTGCAAGGTATTGTCACACCAGCTCGCTGTAGTTCTTCTCGTATCACTGTATACGTTCTAATATCCATTTGAGGTCTCCAGTCGGTGGTAAATGCGTTCAGCCAATTCCGTGCAAGTTATTTCTAGCGGCTGGCCGATTATGCCGCTCCACTTTTGAATAAAGCACCCCACGTCGCAGGCCGATAAATGGTCTTCAATTAACTGTGCCACTTCTTCTATTGGGTTGGGGTACCGGTGGTCTAACCCGGCAAGTTTGAACTCTTTCTTGACTGCTTTTCTAATTTTCCTGTTCATCTTTACTCTCTCTCTTTCTAAGGTGCGTTCTTCGGGACGTGACATGACTTCGTCAGGATGGCGCTCCAAGTAACAAGCGTGGCAATCCTGTTCGTGCCGTTTGCCTTCCGCGTAGGTGCTAAAGGGCTCGCCACAGGCGGCCACATAAACGTCGGTGTAATTCCAGCTCATAATTGTGTCTCCTGTAAAGGGTGTTGTGGAGGGGGCTAGGTAACGGGGTCGTCAGTTCCTTCGTAGCACCAATATCCTTTGTCGTCGTCGCCCATGGTGTAAAGATATAGGCGTTCGGCAACGGTGTCGTAGACGTGTACGTTGTCGTAGTCGTACCATGTTTTGTCGTCCATCATACGGTTTATGTGGGCGTCACACTCACTCAGCGTATCGTACATGGCGAGTACCTCGCGATTAGGGCCGAGGTGCCCGATTACCGCAAAGCGTTTTGCTTTGTCAACATTGGCGGGGCTGGTGTTAAACCTAATCATTTTCTTCGACATTTCATTTCTCCTTTGTGCGTGGGGGTGTTTTGGGGCGGCCTACACTCCGTCCCCGTGGGGGCGCTTTTGGCCCTACATATAGCCTAGCACAGCGGCTAAAGGAATGCAAGGGGTGAAATGCAGTTTTTTGCATGCGATAAATGGGGGTAATTATTCGATAACGGGTTCGTTGGTGTCTTCGTAGCACCACCCTCCTCCCCCCTTATCATAGAGGCATAGATGTTCGGTAAGGCAGTCGTATAGGTTTACATTGTCGTATTCCTGGATTTCACCGTCCTCACACATGCCCTCTATATAGGCGTCACACTCACTTAGAGTTTCGTACATGGCGAGTACCTCGCAATCAGTGTCGATGTAGCCGAGGACTGCAAAGCGTTTTGTGGGTTCCACGGTTTCGCCTTCAAGCCTGATCATTAGGCTGTCCTTTCTTTAAGTTGGATGTTACAGCGCTGCGCTTGGTACGTTTCGTAAAGCAGCCTCAAATACTTGATAGAGATATTCTTTGACGTCGTTGCGGTTTGGCCCGCTGATCTTTAACTCAAAGTCATTGGTCAGGCTGGGGCGCACCGTGCAGACATGGAAAGTCCATCCGTCGTACATGCCCACTTCATTCGTATGATGATAGCCGAAGCGCAGTACGAGTTTGTTGGCGTTGCTGCGTTCCAGGTCGAAAACAACCTCGTCGTCGACACCACTGCCATGAGGCAGCCACTCAGCAACTAGCTCTTTGATTTCTTGTTCATGCTTCTCCTTCCATTCAAGGTTGTTGGACTCGACACAGGTAAGGCGCGCCTGGCAAAGGATGGCCAGTGCTTGGTACAGGGGGCCTGTCTTCTTGGGGGAAGCGTAAAAGAGTTTGTTTCCATTCATAATTCGTGCAACAACGTGCCAGTTGTATTCAATGGAGGGAATGGTGACGTCAATAGGTGCAATCGTCGCGAATGTGTTTTTTCTTCCGGTGACTCTTGCGGGATATTCAATTCCACCGATAGTAAGCCAGCATTCTTGTCCTGCAAACTTTTTCGCAAGATTTCTGGTTTCGTAAACCGTTGGCCGCAGTCTTGTGTTCCAGCTCATTGTTCTTTCCTTTCAAGAGAGACCTCAATAACTATTCGATCGATACATACGGGCCAGCGCTGCGATTGCCCTGCTTTCCACGAGTTTTCGAGTTGTAACCCCCACCTTCGTATCAACGGCGGCACGAGTCTCCAAGCCGACCTTTCCACGCCTTCGTGCCCCCAAGCGATAAAGTTTCCTCGGTGAATTAAAACACCCTCGGAGGTGGAGGCGGTGGCGACATAGTCAAGCTGACGCGGTCCTTCGACAAATATGTCCTCGGGCCACGAATCTGGATCGATATAATTAACTTTCACTTCCATGGGGGGTTCCTTAATAGTTGACGTTCACGGTTTTCGTGAGCTTGGCATAGCGAATGCTGTACCGTTCGCCTTTGTTGGACTTCCGGGCATCTTCGATAGAGGTGTACCGGCCGTCGTCCGGGTGGAAGGCGCAAGCAATTATGAAGTCCTTGTTTTCTTGCCAATCCTTCTTTACGGCGGCGGCGTTCGTGTAATCACGGTTGTAGGCGGGTATTAAGGTCACGTACATGATTTCATTTCTCCTTTGTGTTAAATCAGTCTTCGTGGCGGCCCCAGGCATTTTCGTATTCCGCTAGGGTGTCCTCCAGTCTTACAAACAGCTCTTCGACCTCCGTAGTATCCATTCGTACGAGCAGGTCCTTGGCGCGCGTGCCTGCGATAGGCCAGCGTTCCGATGGAAGCTGCTGCTTGATCATGGCTGTTAATAGGTCGTCGATCGCCACGGCCATGGGGGCGGTTTGTGCGAATTTACCAGGGTTTGTACTCATTTCATTTCTCCTTGTGGGTGTTACAACGCTTCGCGAGGTGTTGTGTACTCCGTCCCCGTGGGTGCCACATTGTGTGGCGGCCAAGGCACGGGGCCAACCTATAGCCTAGCATACCGGCTAAAGGGATACAAGGGGTAAAATGGCGGTATATAATGGTATTGGGTGTAAAACAAAATTGGATGCGGACGTAAGGTAAATAGTGATAAAACCCTGAAACAAGATTGGAGAATTGTAGAATGCGAGACATCCAGCCTAATGTGGAAGAAGACCAAATTTTGGAGCGGTTGCGTAACGTGGAAGAAGACCGAATGATGAAATGGTTTGCGTACGTGCATCTGCCGGATAATCTCCGGATCATTAGCAGCCCGTTCCACGATCTAGCTCATGATCTTTGCAGGAGGATCGATCCTGGCCCGGAACGTACCGTCATGCTGCGGAAACTGTTGGAGTCGAAAGACGCGGCTGTCCGGGCCGTGGTGCATCCGGGAGGATAAGAGCGAGTCTTCTAATTGTTTTTCATGATCTACGGAGGAAGTCATGGGTCGTATTAAATGGCACGGTTCGTGTGATGCCAAGCGTCAAAGTCCCCTTGCTAAACACATTGGATCGCAGCTGCTTAGGGCTCGAGAAAAACATCAATTGACAATTCGGGAAACTGCGAAGAGAGTGGGCATATCCAACGCATTTGTCTGCCAAATCGAAAATGGCCAAAGCGTCCCAGGCGCCGAGATTCTTTGGAAGCTGTCGAGAACGTTTGACGTTCCGGTAACTTATTGGTTTCGTGGATTCACGGACGATAATGGCTAATTACCCCGGAGGCTGATAATGGTCCGCGAAACTATGGTGTGGGAACCAGAATATCCACTGCCGAAATTGACAGCCGAAGACCGTCAAGCCTTGAATGAAATTGATATCAACAAAATAATTGCCAGCGTGGTGGCGGAGATGCCGCCCGAGGACGTTACAACGCTTCGCGAACAACAAAAACCATGGAAGGTGACCGATACGTTCGGTAACACAATTCAGCGATACAAAACTAAATCGGATGCATTAGCGTCGTGCATTGCTAGAAATCTACTCGCGAGGGAGATGGGATTGTGGATGAGGTATCGCGTTGCGAGAGATCAAGGGTGGGACGAGTGATCTAAATAATGCTGCGCGACGCGATTTTTTGTCGTAAAAAGGTGCAATAATGACAGACTCAGAAAACTTAAGGAGTTTTAAAATGACTGATTTGCAACGAGGTTTTCGCGACGCGATTCACGTTCCGTTCATAATCGTTTCTTGCGACAGCGAATTGCAGCCCGGCGACAAAATTTCTTTGCGGCACGATGATAAGTGCGTGCTTTGGCAAGGATCTAACTACGAACCTGATTGGCACGGCGTGGCTGAACCGTTTCGGCTCACGAAAATACCTGCGGGCGAATTGTTTGCCTGCTTTATCCGCAAGGACTGTTTTTCAGGACTGACGCACAACTTTAAAATCGAGGTCAACGACCACGGAGGGACCGACACGTGCCACAAAGTTTGCGACATCTTTTAAAAAGGAGTCAGGAAAATGAACAAACTCCCAACCGGAAAGCTGACTCCTAGATCGAATGAATTTGTCAGCGGAATCCGTATGACCGGAGCATTCGGCCAGCCCGACGGATTCGGTTCTGTACTGCGGTGCATAGTCACGAAAGATGGCAGCGCGCAATTTACGATGTATATTCGGAACGAACACCGAGACGGTGAACAAGGGATCGATTTTTGGACGGTTGCTCTGGACAACGAGCAAAGGGGCATTTTGGCGCGATGGCTGAGCACAACGGGGCACGATCCAACGTTGGTGGAATATATTCACGACGAGGAATCTGTCAAGGGATGATCACGATCTTACGGGTGGCGCGACGAGATTTTTTGGCGCAAAAAGTTGAATATGTGACTCATTGACTCATGGAAAAACCAAAACTTACTTCGCGAGAAATGCTTCGTCGTGACAACGCTCCACGTGGAAGACGGATTTTAAAAAATCGTGGTGCCCCACCCGCACACCACCCTTCTTAGGATAAAGAAAAGAATATTCTTTGTAAAGTATAGAGAATCTAATCTTAAGCATAAGTTCTTATTCTCTCTAGAAAGAGAAAGAAAAGAAGAGATACGATTTTATTCAGTAAAAAGAAGACTTCTTCTCTTAGAAAGATCAAAGAATCTTTGTAAAAAGTAAGACTTCTTCTTTTAGAAAGAAAAGAAATTTGAGTTCTTCTTTTGAAAAGAAAAAAGTTTCCGTCTTGGGTGTGCGCGTACGCGCGAGGAATCCGCTTTTGATTTCGTTTCGGTCCATGAACTTTGATTTCCGTTCGTTCCTAGATTCTTATCTTCGATTCAGTTTACCTGGATCCTAGATTCTTATCTTCGATTCAGTTTATCTGGATCCATCTTTTCGGTTCTTATGTTTTGATTTCCATTCGTTCCAAAGTTTCGGTCCAAAGTTTTTGATTTCGTTTCGTTCTTAGCCTTGGAATTTGGATCATCCATCTTTTCGGTTCTTGAGTTTTGATTTCCATTCGTTCGCGTTCCAAGATGTGGAAAGAATTTGAACTTCCACTTTTGCGAAACGTGCCCGCAACGATTTGGATTGGATTGGATTGGATTGGATTGGATTGGATTGGATTGGATTGGAAATGGAAGATGAATGAAAACCCTTGGCCGGAAAACGATTTGTGAATGCAAGCGCAGCGCTGTAACGTCCAAGAAACGGGGTACTTCTAAATACCTCAAAAGTGGCAAATAATCTACCAGTTTGTTAAGCTAGGCAAACCTAGGCTGAGGGGCCCAAATTTGCGACCTCACGCACTTTGCCGGGTTTTGGCATAAAACTAGCCACTTGCCATTTTAGGACGTCAGATCCTAAATTTGGGTCCCTGAGGACAAATTAAAAAGCAAACCGCATTGCCAATTGCCAAACCTGAATTTTCAAAACGCTCTGTACAGCGTACCCTTCGCCTCGTAGCGACATAGCCCCATTGCCCCGTATGTCGGCTCGTTTCGGTCCAATTCTTTTCGGTCCAATTCTTTTCGGTCCAATTCTTCATACTTGGCTTTCTCATCCACGCCCCTGCACATACTTCCATTTTTCAGCTACACTCTTTATACCACTTCTAGGGGGTTAGGTACCCCCACCTCAGGGGGGCCACTACTAGGGGGTATGCCACCCCCACTAGGGTAGTGTACGTTTGTACAAAGCAGGTGCATAAAAAACCCGGCCCGCCTTGGCCGGGTAGTGTACCAACGTACACTAGGGGTTAGCTGATTGTTGGCCCCCAATTAGGCGCCGCGCTTTTGGTGGCAGCACCAGCACCAGCACCAGCACCAGCACCAGCCGTTGCCTTAGGTGCTTTAGCCTTACGCGCGGCCTTGGCTTTGGGGGCTTTGCCTGTTAGGTACAACCCCATTTGCGGCGTACGGCCAACCACGCCCATGGCCCGCAGCGTTAGGCAAGCTACTTGGCTGGTGCCCGGTGCCAGCCATACTTGGGTGCGTGTAACCGCCTTGGCCGCGTTAACTGCCCCCTGCGCCTTTAAGTACGCCAACACGGCGGTTTGTGCCGCCAGTAGCTTGGCACTAGGCTTGGCCGTTAGCGTGCCTACCAAATCCAGCTGCTTGGCCGTAATGCCATTACCCGCCACCGTAGCCGCCGCCTTGCCTACAACCGCCGTACCCGTACCCTTACTTTGCTTTGCGTTAGCCATTTTGCTAACCCCTATAGCAACGTGTGGTGCATGGCCAACCATAGCCAGCCCACAACAACCACGGCCAGCCCGCCGTGGCCAGCCCCACACACGGTTGGCCAACACAGCCAACCCACACACATAAAGTATAGCCTACCCCGCGGCTAGTGCAAGGGGTACGCACAAAATTTTACAAAAAAGATTTTGGAAGTTTGGCATAAGGAATGCGTACCATAGTGTACGGCTATACAGTGTACACAATTACATCTAGGTATACAGCTGTGCACTACTGTACGGATGTACTTGGATTGGATTTGGCGGTTCGCGGCTGGTGCGGAGAATCGTGGTCTTGCCCCTACCCTACGTCGTGCATTTTTGGATCAAAATCTGCCCCTTAGCCACGTCGTGTATTCATGAGTCTTCGAATTGTAACGTCCTAGCGAAGCTATGTTACGTCCTTGGATCAAGATCAGCCCATTTCACTCACTCTTTCGTTCACTGAGGGAAAAATTTGCTCCTATTTCGCGAGTCCTTGAAAATCTAGCGAAGCTAGCTCGAGCGAAATGAGGGACCGGTTGTGAGTTGTTTTTCACTAAAAAATCGCGATCTCGAAAATTTTCTCTCGTACCCGAGGGCTTTTTATAGTGTACGAATGTATACTGTTGTTGAACCGAAGATTCTGTGTAAAATGGGGGTATTTACGCTCTGGAGCAAGGTATGGCGAAGAAATTGAAGTTTCTATCTAAAGCTCACAAACAAGAGCTTCGGCACAAGCAATACGCCGACGAGTACCTCGCCAACGGGATGAACGCTCTCAAAGCCGCCAAATCCTGTCGGTACAAAGGTCTCGGTCCTATCAACAGTTCTTCCGTAGTCGAGTACATCGAGGAGCAGTTGCAAAACCGCAGCGAACACAACATCCTCCGTAGACGTCAAATCATCGCCAAACTGCGCCGGGTCGTAGACTTCAACCTCATGTCGGCGATATCTGCTTCCAAACGCAAACGTGGATTCATAGAAATTACTCCGGAAGCTTATGATACAATAGCTGAGGAAATCGGGGATTGCGTAACGGAAGTAGAAACAGTCACAAAACAAAACGGAGACGTTGAAACTTCAATCGTGCGCATTAAACTGATGTCCAAGGAGAAAATGCTCGAACTCGAAATGAAATACTTGGGCATGCTGGTTGAAAGACACGAAGTAGATCAAAGAGTCACCATCGACTGGGAGCAGCTCCTTGCGCCCACGGAACAGCTTAGGGAAATGGAAAACACGGTGGAAGGTCGGGTATTGGCCTACGAAACCCTAACGGCGGACGACCCCCACGGCGACGTCAACAAATCGCTCTTGGAGGACAAATAGCGCGAGTCTTCGAGCTTATTCCGAAGGACGTGACATAACTTCGTTAGGAACTCGTAATTGACAAGTGTGAATAACAACAACAACAAAAGCAGGAGACCGTCATGCAAAAAGCATTAGAAAATTTTCTGTTTGGACTGTGTTTTGGGATGGGATTCCTTGTCGCGCAGGCGGTGTTGAATTTTATCGTGTCGCTGTTAGGTGGTGGGAGGACGTAACAATAGGCGCAGGTTTTTAGGGTAAAAAATCGCCTCGCGCCAAAAAATGAGCGATCAGTGTAAAATCGTCGATCCCATTCGCTTCGCCAAGCTGCTGTGGCCTCACGTGACCTTTTACAGGGAACAGCGGGAGATCATCTACAGCGTAGCTAGGAATGACGAAACATTCTGCGTAGCTGGCAACGCCCTGGGTAAGGACTTCGTGGCGGCCTTTATCGCCCTTTGGTGGATGTGCTCACGTCGTCCCGCACGGGCGGTGACCACAAGCGTCAAGTACGAACAACTGAATGACGTGCTGTGGGGTGAAATCCGATGGTTCCTTCGTACGGCCAAGTACCCGCTCCCAATCGAGTACACGCACAATTGCATTTATCAAGTCGACGGCAACGGAAAACGTCTTCCTAAAAGCGAACTCGTGGCTCAAGTGGCGGCGAAGGGCGAAGGTCTCCTCGGTCGTCACCTCCCGATGGTCCAAAACGTTCCAAGAACCCTCGCCATATTCGATGAAGCCAGCGGCATTGACGACGTGACGTACAACTCATGCCTTACTTGGGCTCACACGCGCCTCGTAATCGGCAATCCGTGGCCCTGCACCAACTTCTTCTACAAGGGAATCAAGGAGGGAGATCAAAAGAGCACCACTCACGAAAAGCTCTGGCGCAGGGTGATCAAGGTGAAGGCCGAACACAGTCCCAACGTGCTGCTCGCCCAAAAGGAGATCAACGAAGGAAAGAAGCCTTCCCACACCATACTCATCCCAGGAGTCAAGTCGTACGCCGACTACGTAAAGCATCGGGCTACCTGGGACAAGATCATGCAGTGTATCGGTCTTGACGCTGAGTTCTATGAAGGGGCGGAGAACCTGATGTTTCCACCGGAATGGCTCAACCAAGCCGAGATCAATGCCACGAATAGAACCCTAAGGCCCGACACTCGTAAGACCATGGGGGTAGACCCTGCCGAAGGAGGAGACGAGACGGTATGGACAGTAATCGATGAAACGGGAATACTAGAAATCCAGGCCCAACGGACAAGCGACACCACGCAAGTTCCGAATGTTACCCAAGCCCTGATTGTCAAGTACCGGATAGAGCCGGAAGACGTGGTATTCGACCGTGGTGGAGGAGGCAAGGAACATGCGGACGTACTCCGCGCAAGGGATCTGGCCGTACGCACCGTGGCATTCGGTGAGAGCGCCAGCGCCCCCGACCGGTTCAGTAGATACCTGCGAGCTCCAGAACAGAAGGTTAAGGAAGCCGAGCACTTCTATGTGTACAAAAACAGAAGATCGGAAATGTACGGCCTTTTACGCCTGTTCCTCAATCCCAATTCCGGGTATAATTTTAGCATCCCGGCTAGGTACGGCGAGCTTCGCAAGCAATTGAGTCCGCTGCCTCTGCTCTACGACGGAGAGGGTCGTCTGGCTTTGCCGCCGAAACGAATTGTGCAACAAAACAGCACCCGCCCGAGTATGACCAAGATATGCGGGGGAAGCCCCGATCATGCCGACAGCCTCGTGCTCGCTCTCTACTCCCTCGTGTATGAAGAGAATGCCTTTGAAGTTACGATGATGTAATATGGCTCGCTCAACAAAAAACGAATGTTCGACACGAATCGGTGAAGAGATCGGGGTTGTCCGCGCCCCACGGGAGGTGATCGAACGGGTTATGCTCACTAGTATTACTCACCAGGGAAAGGCGGCGATCCTTCTTACGGAGAGTGAACTCAACGAGCTGATCCGGCTGCTCGGCGGCTACCACGGTCCCGACATGGCGTTGAAGAGGCAGTGGGTGGAAGATCTACAATCTCTCAACAAACAAACTTTCAAAAAACGAAAGAAGAAGGAAGCAAATCGTGAAAACTCAAATACGAGATAAGAAAACAGGTCGTTTTACTGATGACGGGAACGGGCATTATGGGATCAAGTTCGACTCGGCAAAGGAACTGCAACAATTCGAGGAGATTGTAGCAAATGCTCTGGTAAGCCGTCAAGAGTTCTTCAAGTCGTTCACTGATCCGAGAAGGGATATCGACGACGAATGCGGGTATCCTCGTACGGAAACCTTGGAGGTCGAAGACTACCGGGAAATGTACGACAAGGAAAGCGTGGCTGCGCGAACGGTGAACGTGCTTCCCGAGGAGAGCTGGCAAGTACAGCCCCGAGTGTTTGAAACCGAAGACGTGGATAACATAACTCCATTTGAGGAAGACTGGGCGGAGCTTCCCAAGTCGCTGCGAGGGAGAAGCTGGTATCAGGATGAAGAAGGAAACCCGGTATGGGAACTGCTCAAACGAGTAGACATCCTGAGTGGTATCGGTTCTTACGGCATCCTGCTGTTTGGTCTCGACGACCTCGACGTCAATCAGCCTCTGACGACCCCCGTTGCCGGTGTGGAAGAGATGATGGTTGATCCTGAAAGCAAAATATCTCCTTCGCGGCATAGGCTTCTGTTTGTAAGAGCATTCGATCAGTCCCTCGTACGAATAAGTCGCTTTAACACCGATCGGTCGCACCCTCGGCACGGATTGCCTGAGATTTATGCCGTAACGCTCAACGATCCTAGGAACAACGTACAAGGAGCGATCGGTATCGACACGGCTACCGTTGACGTGCATTGGACCCGGGTGTTGCACGTCGCCGACAACCTCGGAAGCAGCGAAGTCTTTGGCGTCCCGCGTCAGCAGCAAGTATTCAATCGGCTGTACGATTTACGGAAAACCTACGGCGGCAGCGCCGAAATGTATTGGCGAGGAGCATTTCCCGGCCTCTCTATCGAATCCCATCCTCAATTGGGAGCCTCAGTTTCTCTGAACAAAGATGCGATTCGCAGCCAAATGGAACAATACTTTAATGGACTTCAAAGATATCTGGCGGTGGTGGGGGCAAGCGTCAAGTCCATCGCTCCTCAAGTTGTGGAGCCGAGTAAGCATATCGACCAATACATCACGGCGATCTGCATCCTTCTCGGGGTTCCCAAGCGTGTGTTCATGGGGACTGAACGTGGGCAGCTGGCATCCGGCCAAGACGACAAGACCTGGAATGACCGACTGATGAAAAGGCACAAGTCCTATCTTACGCCCAAGCTCACTGTACCTTTCATAGATCGTCTTATCGCTTATGGGGTGCTGCGGGAACCGGAGGGATATAGCGTGGTATGGCCCGATCTCAACAATCTCACCGATCAAGAGAAAGCTGAAGTGGCCGGTAAACGAACCGAGAGCTTGGCCAAGTACGTGGCGGGCGACGTGGAAACCATCATCACTCCCGTCGATTATCTAGTTCGTATCATAGGCTTCAGTCCGGAAGAAGCTCATGCCATCGTGGAAGCGGCGGAGGAAGCGGCCGAAGAAAAAGCGATTGAAGAGGGACGTGACAATGCTTTGCAAGAAGATGAAGTTCGTGTTAGAGGCTTCAATCCGGAAGATGAAGAAGGTGATGAAACAGGTGAAGAAGATGAAGATGAAGAAGATGAAGAATAAGAGTCTAAGACTTCGGCAAGCCGCCGTTTTCGCTTACGTGCAAGGCACCCTCGAAGAATTAAGCGAGGCGCGCATGGTAGTTTTGGAAGGGGTGGAGCTGACCCCTTTTGGAAGAACGCTGTTTGAAGAGTTGAGGAGATGCGGCTTTAGTCCAACGGACGAAGAGATCAACGCGGCGTTTGCCACAGCTTATGCGGGATTTGCCGACGAGGAACAGTGGCGACTTGGGGCAAAGCTAGTACGAAACTGTAGAGACAACCCAAAGCTGATCGAGATGTATACGGCCTACAAATACAACTAGGCGAAAGCAGCAATCATGCCAATCATGCGTTGTAAGAAAGAAGGTACGCTCGGCTGGAAGTTCGGCAGCGGCGGCAAATGCTACACCGGAGCCGGTGCCAAGGCGAAAGCAAAGCAGCAAGGCCGAGCGATACAAGCGAGCGGATTTGTCGATAACGCGAAACGAAGCAGCAATACAAACCTGCTACGCGCCGACCCTACTCGTAGCGCTGGTCTGCGCCGTAGGGCTCGTAGTAAGATAAAGAAGGCAATGGCCGATCTAGAATTTTCAAATTTACTCGGTCATTCCTCTGTCTATCTATTAAACGACCCCATTACCAAAGCGTACACGAAAGGAGTTACCCGTTCGTTCGATCAAGTACGGTTATTCCAAAGTATCCATCACGAAATTGAACGTGAAGAGTTCATGCGGTTTGTGCCGTACAATTCAGCCATTCAAAGACTTCACGCTCGCGTTTCCAACGAGCTTCGAGGAATCTTTCAATCCTTGCAGCACATCCAAGTGCGTACGGAAATTGAGGCCGAAGAGAAAGATCAATCAGAATCTAAGCAGCGAGCGATTCTGCGCCGAAGGATCAGAAAACTGCAAACCCGAGCTATGACAGTTGTGGATACGGAAATCGTGCGCGCCTTTGTACGAGGGCAGCTTGATGGCTTTGTACCTCTCCAAGTACAAAAGGTCAGGATCCGTCCGGAACAAGGATGCAGAGAGTGCGCCAAAGCATCCAAATCGGTGTTTACCCTCAAACAAGCTCAAGACGTTCTTCCACTCCATCCTCTTTGTCGCTGCATCTTCACACCCCATGACTAAAAACGGCCATACAAAAACCGAAGCTGCGATTTTCAACATGCTAAGCGACGGTCTGTCGCATAGTCGTAAAGAGTTGATGACCTGTTTGTGGGATGAACTCGCCGGTCGTTGTTCGCTGCAAGTGCATATCTACAATCTGCGCAGAAAACTGCCTCCGGGGGAAGCCATTATCTGCACAGCTCGGGGAGGCACGTATGGGTATCAGCACGTGAGGCTTCTGCACAATCCGTATGACGGGAAGAATTAAACGCATTCGGTTAAACTCTCTAGTATTCCCTTGCAGATAGAATCTTCAATGACTAGATTGAGGGGCATGCTCAATCTAACGGTAAACCTCGTCGGCAAAGCGCGCCGCGCCACCTTGCACGGAAGGGAATACCTCGTAGCTCCCGCAGTCATGATTGTGCCGGGAGTGCTCGACGGCAGCAAGGGTCCCCTCCTCTACGAGCTCGAAGAGATTAGGAACAGCACTCCTCGGTGGAACTACATTCCTATCACGTATAACCACCCGTTTGACGAGCAAGGGCAGGCGATCAGCGCCCGCAGCCCTGGAGTTCTCGACAAGATAGGACTGGGAGTGGTGCTCAACTCTCACACGAACGGCAAGCTAAGAGCGGAGACCTGGTTTGACGTGGAGATAACGAGGAGTATCGATCCAAGAATTATTGACCGTCTGATCAAAGGCGATCCGATTGAGCTTAGTACGGGGCTGGGGAGCAGCACCATTCCGGCTTCTAAAGGGGCTCTCCACAACGGCGTCCCCTACAAAGGAATCGCCAAAGAGTTTGAGCCCGACCATTTGGCGGTACTGGTCGACGGAGTGGGAGCTTGCGGGCTGCGCGACGGCTGCGGGGTCTTGGTCAACGAAAAGGGTAAGAGCGTGATAAAGAACGCCAGCCTTTACGGTGCCACGGGTCCTGGTCCAAGAGACGGACACGTTCACAGCGTCGTATTGAACACGGCTGGAGATGGTAACACTACGACAGAAGACGGCCATAATCACCAGATTGTGAACTTTGTGGTGCAAGAGGCGGATGGCCATACTCATACTCTTATTCGTGACGGCCTAGTAGAAAACCAAAACGACCTGAGCCACGAGCAGATGCGGAATGCTCTGGAAACCCTGCTGCGGAAAAGGTTCACGCAAGACGAACCCACGGCGTACGTGGAAAACGTGTTTGACGACTTTGTGATCTTCAGCCAGTTCGACAAGCTGATGAAGATGAAGTTCAATCGTGACGGGGATGAGGTTTCTCTATCCGACGAAGATCCAGTTCCTGTCGTGCGTAAGACCAGTTTTGTCGCCCTCACGGGTGAAGACGATTTAGAAAAGGAGGAAGAAATGGCTAAGATGACTGATAATGAGAAGAAGACACTGGTGGACGGACTTATCGCAAACTGCCCCTGCTGGGCGGAGGCCGATCGGGACGTGCTCAACAAGTTCGACGACGCCAAGCTGACGGCGATTAAGAAACACGTTGAGGACGAGGCGAGCAAGGACAGGATCCTCAACGCCGCCAAACAGGGATTCAAGGCGGGTAACGACCAGTACGTTTTGAACGACAAGGGTGAGTGGGAGAAGAAGGAAGGAAAGAAGGAAGAGAAGAAGAAAGATTCAGTCGTCAATGAAGAAAAGAAGCCTCAAACCGACGAGGATTGGCTGGCCAGCGCTCCACCGAAAATTCAAAGTGCGGTGCGCAACGCGATGGCGATCGAGGCGGGGGAAAAGGAGCAGCTTATCAATCAGCTAACGGTGAATACTCCAGCCGCTAAGAAAGAAGCGGTGCTCAACCGACTAAACCGGATGGATCTGGAAACGCTGCGTGACCTGAGCGCGGTTGCGCCCAAGGAGGAAGAGAAGCCTCGAACGGTTAATTATCTTGGAGCGTCGGTCCCTTCAAGAGGACACACTGTTCCAGACGACGATCCGGACGATGTACTTCCACTGCCTACGGTCAATTGGAAAGAGGCCGCTAGCGAAGTTATGTAACGTTCTAGCGCAAGCACCTATCAATCCACTTCAATTCAATAGGAGAGAACACGATGGCACGAGGCACTGAAATCATTGTTAGTGCTAATCCCCGTGGAGTAATGCACGAAGGACCGATTACCGGCACTCCCAAGCCCGGAACGATTATGCAAATCGACGTCAGCGAAGGGATCAATGGCGACGGTCGTTTTACGTGGGAAGCCTACAACCGGGACGCTGATGGCAACAGACCAGCCGGACCGCTCGCGATCCTTCTTCCCGACCGTCTTCAGGGCAAGCTGCACACGGACGCCTACGCCGCTGGGGACCACGGGTTCCTTTACACTCCAATCGCCGGGGAAGAATTCAACTGTCTGCTGCTGGACGTCTCCGGCACGGGTGACGATCACGCTTTTGGTGAGATCCTCATAGTGGACGACGGTACGGGTAAGTTGGTTGCTACTACAGGCACCCCGGAAACGGAACCGTTTATGCTCTTGGAGGCAGTTACCGATCCAATAGCGGATACCTTGCTGCACGTGATCTACAACGGATACTAATCCACGGGTTTTCGAGTTGTAACGTTCAGACTGAAACTATTCAAACCAACAAGGTCCGAAACTACCGTCGCTGTCGCCAATGGCCTGCAGGACGTAACTTAGCATTTCATTTCCAGTAAGGAGGAAAACACAAATGTACGTCGACTACATCCTCAACGGAGAAGGTCATGGGGCAGTAGGCGAGGCAATGGCTGAATGCCGATTTGACGCTGGCCTATTGCGCCCCTTCAAAGACAAGAGAGGAATTCCATGCGTCATGGTCAATACGGGCCGTGCGGAATTCAACAAGGAAAAGGGCGGATACGTCCCCATCCTTGAAAAGATGACAATTCACCAAGCGCAGTCCGTGCTCGGTATTAACAATCCGGTTCTTAATGCCACGTCCCTGCGCAAGGACGAGTGGCTTATGCTGGACCAAGTGGTGATTCTTGCCGCACGAAGACGCCTGCGCGCATGGGCAGACCTCGCCGCCTCGAACACGTTTGGCGGCTTTAACGGGATGGGAAAGACCGTTCTGGAATACGAAACCATGTCCGATCCGGGTGAGGCCGTGGTGGATATGGATGGTTTGACCGACGGTCGCACCGACGCTCCTCGCTATCAGCTAGAAGGGCTGCCTCTTCCTATCATCCATAGTGACTTCTGGTTCAGCGAACGGCGTCTGGCAACCAGCCGTAATACCGGAATGCCTTTAGACAGCGTAATGGCTGAGGCCGCTGGCCGTAGAGTTGGTGAAAAGATCGAGCAACTGGTTATCGGCACGGCAACCGGCATGATCTATGGAGATGGATCAGGAGTCTATGGTCGTACGAATCTCAGCTCCGGTACGGCTCCGCAAATCTACGGATATACGAACTTTCCGCAGCGCAATACGGTTACCACGATGACCGCTCCAGATGGTACGAATGGCACTACTGTACTCAGCGACTGGCTTACGCTGCGAGAAGCCGCTTTTAACGACAACTTTTTCGGTCCGTTTATTGCCTACACGTCGTCAAACTACGATCAATACTTGGACAACGAGTTCAAGACGAACAGCGACAAGTCACTGCGAAATCGGCTGTTGGAAATCGACGGCATCACGGCAATTCGCCGGTTGGATTTCCTGACCACGGACAACGTCGTGGTTCTAGTGCAAATGACGCCGGAGGTTGCACGGGCGGTTGTCGGGATGGATATCACCACGGTCCAGTGGGAAAGCAGCGGCGGTCTTCGAAAGAACTTCAAAGTGATGGCAATTCACGTGCCCCAGCTACGAAGTGACTTTGACGGCCGATGCGGTATCGTTCACGGAACCACCTCGTAACGTAAACATCTCCGTCGGCGTCTGCCCGACGGTTGTGGGGGAGTGGTGCAGCTAGACCGTTCTTCAGAACGCCCCAATACTGGAGAGCGGTCTGGCTCCCACGTTACTAGTCATCGATTGTCGGGGCAATGGTTAGGAGCCAAAATGATTTTCAGACTGAACATCGGCAAGCACTACGCCAAGGGACCGGAAGGATGTACGTGTGATCGATGCGAATATGATCGGGTCAACGCAACAAATCCAGATCGTGGCGCTAAGGGTCATAAGTATGGTCCGGGGGATTTGGTGGTAACGGATATAGATTTGAATCGGTTTAACGCCGGTTCCGGTCCAAAGAAGTTCGATCGCCTGCCGGACAACACTCCTATTCCCAAAGCGGGCCAGAAAAAGAAGACTCAAGCTTCTGCCTCAGTTCAATCCTCACCTAAACTTCCCATGGAGGAAGATACGCTGCAAGGGATGTCGGTGGAAGAGCTGCGTCACTTGGCGGAACAGGAGGAAATCGATCTAGGAGAGGCTCGTCGTAAGGACAAGATAATTGAGATCATTCTGGAGGCAACGCTGGTAGGGTAGTCGGCACGAGCGGAGATAAACATCCTGTGGAGCGGTAGAATGGCAAGAATCACTGAAGCCGAAGTCAGGCTTATAGCCAGCACCGATGCAAACATTGCCTTGGACGTGTTTATCGACGTCGCGTCGCTGCTGGTAGATCAGGTTGTGGATTGTGCCACGGATCGAGGAGTAACACTTCCAGCCGCTTTGCTGCAAATGATGGAAGCGCTGATCGCCGCCCACTTTTACCACCTGAGAGATCAGCGGTACAAGAGCAAAAAGACGGGAGACGCCGCAGCCTCCTTCTTTGACGACAAGGACACGGAGACCTACTGGGGGATGGCCAAGGCCCTTGATTCAAGTGGGTGTTTGGCTCAGCTCAGCGAAGGGGCTGTGATCACTGTCGACTGGCTAGGCAAACCCCCTAGCAGCCAGATTGCCTACGTGGACAGAGACTAAGAAAGAGGAGAATTTCTAAGGAACGTTTAGGCCGCCGGTGACTTACCATGCAAGAACCGTCCGATGGGCTGGAGTTAGGAATTGAAGCTAACTTGCTGTGGGACTCCGCAGCCGCGATGCCTGTTCCAGGAGTTGAATCTGAAATGCGATGGCTAATTGATCCCGGTGATTACGGCGGAGTATATGGGAGCGTAAGCGGCGCTCAGCGGACGGCAAACAAAACGCTGCTCGATGATATCCGAGACGCGATAGTAGCCGCTTCTCCTATTTACGGGGGAGGAATTATCCTGACTGGCCCCCAGATTGGCAGCGGCGATTATACCGATGAGCATACCGGGGCGCTGTTCCAGATCGATACTTCTGCGGAAGCGTTTCTGTTTCCTACGGGGACTCCTTTTGAACTACGGGGAGTGGGAGGCAGCCAGCTTCAGTGCGTCGGGTCTGCCACCAACGCCGACCAAGCTGGAGTTAAGGTAGAGCGCGTCAGCGAACCGCAAGGTTCATGGGGCTCGGTGAAATTGTCCCAGAGGATCACTGACTTGAAGATTCGTAGCTTCAGTCGTGCAGTGTACCTCAAGAGCACCGGGCGCGGCCTCAGGATAGCGGGCTGCCAGTTTTTCAACAGCGACACTTCGCCCAACCCGACGAAAGCAGCGCTCTACGACCTCGATGAGCCGTTTACGAGCGACCCCGCGGATTTGGATAATCCGTGCGCCCTGCTGATCGAGAACGCCGACAACGGCTACATTGACGTGGAACTATCAGGTTCTGGATACCACGGAATGATCGTGAAGCGGTGGCACGCTGGTTCAGGGTCTATCCGTGTGAGCGGAGCGCGTGGGGCGGGAATGAAAGGACGGGAGTTCAACGGTTTCAACGGTGACATTACTGCCGAGTCTTGCGGGCAGTATGGGCTCTACTTAGTGCGCAGCGAACTATCGACGCTTGGGCAGTTGTGGTGCGAAAACAATCTCCAGTACCACTACACAACAAACACCAATCTAGGCCGTACAGTCAGCGTCGGCTCACGGTACCGCCAGATCAAACTGCGCCGCTCCTTTTTCAACCGGATACTAGGGCACTCGGGATGGTCTGACAACCAGTTCGACGTCGACTGGGGAAGCCGTAACGCGAACCGTTTTAGCCAGCATGAGACTCCGCGCACTGCAAGCGACGCCGTGATAACCACTGATTTTGCGTGGAATACGGATAGTTTAGTACAGGCTGACTTAGATGATAACAACAACCATGCAACGGTTTGGACGAATGCGGCTTTCCGGCCGGCGCTCACTCTTGTATCAGGCTCGCCGAATTCGATAACGATTGAAATTCCTGCCAGCTGCTATAACAATGCTAGCGCGCAGTCTTCGCTAACCCCCTTCGGTTCTTTTTCTCAGCCTTCAGGTGCTGGTACTACGCCAGACTTTGAGGCCGGAGACGTAATCCATTGGGAAGCAGAAGTATCGGTAGACCAAGCGGGCGTAGACCACGCCACCCGTAACGACGCACCGCACGCCGACAGCCAGAACGCAGGAGGGACTATCGACGGTCGTCCTCGCCAGTTGATTATCAAGTTTGCGGCTGCCGGAGCTGAAGATACCGGCAAAGGTCAGTCCACGGTAAACCTCTGGGATACCGAAAGGCGTAAATTCAGCAGTGAATACACCATAGAATCTGGTGATACGTCTTTTCCTTCGCCTGTTCTAATCATCTATGCAGTGGGTCAAGAGGTTATGGCTACAAACCCTCAGGCTGATTTTATCTTGACTGTCCACTCTTACGAGATACGCTTACGGCGTAAGCAAACCACCGTCCCCCATACTTAGTAAGGAATAACCTAGCATGGCTTTAACTCAAGGACTAGCTGGTTTTGGCACTACTAACGATACGGGTGACGCCGACGTACTAGGTTCTCCGGCTGAGGAGGTAATGAGTATCTGGCTGCGGTGCGATACTGCTAGCGCGAATAGCCTGCTCTTCCGCTGCCACGAGCTTCACGGAGCGACCGGTCCTTACGCCAAACTAGAGGCAGGCGCGGCTGTTGTTCTCCGCGCTAGCTCGTATAGCGACGCCGACAACCTGAAGACAGTCGACGTAAAGGCGCTAGACAACACGAACGTAGCGAGCGTAAGCTGGGCGGTCTGCGCTAAGAACGTTAGAACGTAACAGGATGGCAGTGTTCGTATGACGGTATTTTGCAAACACTTCGTCGGTGATTTAGGGACCATATTCCGGTTTACCATTAAAGACCAGGACGACGCTGTGGTCGATATATCGTCAGCAACTCTCAAGCAGGTCAAATTTAGAAAGAGTGACGGTTCCACTGAGACTCAAACCGCCTCATTTACTACGGACGGGACTGACGGGAAGATGGAAGTAGCTACGACAGCCGCCGACTTAGATATAAGCGGCCCATCCCAGGCTCAGCCGTACTTAGAGGGAGTGAGCGGATTCAGTGGCCACGGCAGCGAATACTCATTCCGGATTTACGACCCCATTAGCTAGACTGGCGAGGGGATTACAAATACATGGCTGACAACGTAACAACTCGTGAAGATACCGCTCTTAGCTTAGGCCCGATATTTGCCACAGACCAGATCGGCAGTACCCACTACCCGCTGAGCAAGATTGGGTTCGGCGCGCTCGACTCTTTTACGATAGTTACTGCTAGCGCCGGCCTGCCTGTAGAGCAGCAAACTGGGTCTAGCTGGACTGTGAGCAACGCAGGAACGTTTGCAGTACAGGAAAGCGGGGGCGTCCTTACCGCCCTCCAGCTAATCGATAACGTAGTACGGGCGGAAGACGATGCAAGCGCAGGCGGACATAATGGTAACGTTGTTCTCGTAGTGCGCGACGACGCCCTAATTGCAGGGGCGGGGGTTAGTGCAGACGGGGATTATACGTTTCTCCGCGTGAATAATGAGGGCGCGCTGTGGACGAAGATAAGCGGGACAGTTACTGTAGACGGTTCGGGCGTTACTCAGCCTGTGAGTGGGACGGTTACTGCCAACGCAGGCACAAACCTGAACACAAGTCTATTAGCTTTAGAAACGGGTGGCAACCTCGCAGTTTTGGCGAGTACGGTGTCGGGTGCGGAAGTACAAGTAGATATTGTAGCCGTAACGCCCGATCTAATGCTTGGCACCGATTTCAGCAGCGTGTTCGGGACTGTTTCGCTGGTGCTCGCTACGCAGGCCGATGACGTCGCCAATACGTCAGACGGGCTACAGGCTACTGCGTTTGGCTATATGTTTGACGGTACCGCATGGGACCGGATGCGAGGCACGTCTGTTGATGGTTTATTGGTCAATCTCGGCGCGAATAACGACGTTACGGTAACCAGTGGCAGCATAACCGCCAATGCTGGCACGAATCTAAACACGTCAGCATTGGCTTTGGAAGCAGGCGGCAACCTTGCAACCATAGCCGGAGCGGTTGCGGGCGCGGAAATGCAGGTTGACGTTGTCGCTGCGCTTCCGGCTGGCGCTAACAATATCGGAGACGTGGATGTACTGTCAGTTATTCCTGGCGTCGGGGCCACAAATCTTGGCAAGGCCGTCGATGATGCGTCAGGCGCAACTGACACAGGCGTTGCTTTGCTCGTTGTCCGAGACGACGCGCTAACCACGCTCACACCGATTGACGGCGACTACACTCAACTCCGCGTCAATAGCACGGGCGCTCTCCATGTGACAGGCGGTGGCGGTGGAACCGAATACACAGAAGACGATGCGGCTCCGGCTAATCCGGTGGCAGCGGCATTGTCGTTGGTTCGGCAAGATACACCTGCTGGCCTTACGACTGCCGACGGTGATATTGTAACCGCCCGCGGAACCAATTTCGGTGCGATGTTTTGCCAGATCATCGATTCAGCAGGAGCTTTTATCGACACGTTTGGCGGCGGAGTGCAATACACTGAAGGAGCAGTGGACGCGAGCATCACCGGCACGGCGATAATGCTGGAGGGGGCTGCCGATACGCTTGTGGCCGCGCCCGGAACGGCGGCGGATGGGATGCTGGTGAATCTCGGAACGAACAATGACGTGACGGTGACGGGGACCGTGACGGCCAATGCGGGGACTAATCTGAATACGAGCCTCTTGGCTCTTGAAACCGGAGGCAATCTCGCTACGCTGGCCGGTACGGTCGGGGGCACGGAACTGCAAGTAGATATCGTGGCCGTGACGCCGGACCTGATGCTCGGGACTGATTTCAGCAGTGTGCTAGGCACGTCCTCCCTAGTGCTGGCTACGCAGGCCGACGACGTGGCGAACACGTCCGACGGTTTGCAGACGACCAGTTTCGGCTACATGTTTGACGGGACCACGTGGGACCGGGTACGAGGCACTAGCGTCGACGGATTGCTAG